GGATATAAATTCGTTCAATGGTCTGACGGTGACACAGAACCGACGAAAAACATAACCGTTAATCAGGATGAAATTTCAGCATATAACACGCAGAAAACATACACTGCTATTTTTGAACCGATAGTTGAAAAAAAGATAGTCATAAAAGAAGCGTTTATGCTGAAAAATGACAATGAAAAAATCACAAAGGACAGCCCGATTATAGCGGGGCAAGGACTAATTATAAAAGTTTCGGCGGCGATTGAATAAAAGAAAGAGAGGGAAACAAAATGAGTAAGAACTATGCGGTTTATCCGATGAAAACAATGAAAATAACACAGGGGCACAGCGGCACTGCAAGCCATCTGACGCATACGACAGGAAACCCGAAGGACTACCCGATTGACGACGCAGGGGCAGACGGCGGCAGAGACTATATGTATTGCCCGTGCGACGAGATGAGGGTAGTTCGCATTTATGGCGTAGGCAACAGCGGCACTAACACAGTATGGCTGACATCGACGGAAAAATGCGACTTCCCCGACGGCACGAGAGACTATTTGACCGTTTCAGCGACTCACCCGAACGACGACGATCTTAAAAAGCTGAAGCTCGGGCAGATATTTAAGCGTGGCGAAAAGATGTTCAGAGAGGGAACTGACGGCAACGCAACAGGCAACCATCTTCACCTGTCGTTCGGTAAGGGCAAAATATCGGGGAACGGTTGGGCGAAAAACACCAAAAACAAATGGGTACTCACGACCCTGAGCGGCACATTCAAGCCTGAAGAGCTGATATTTCTAAGCGGCACGACTGTATTAAAAAACGGCGGTCTGACATTTTATGAAATGCTGCCGAAAGAAAAAACATATCAGACAACGGCGGTGCTGAACATCAGGCAGCTGCCTGCGGTCACGGCGAAAAAGATTGACGCATACAAAAAAGGAAAGAAAATCAAGGTTGTTGCGGTATATGGCAACTGGGGCATGACCGACAAGGGCTGGGTGTGTCTTGACTATTGCGAAAAGGTTAAATGATGGAAAATCTTGAAATTAGAATACCTATAAAGGACAATATAATACCCATGTATGACGATGTGTTACAAGATATATTTGAACATAATCATGTTCACTATGTATTTCCTGGTGGGCGTGGTAGCACAAAATCATCATTTGTAGGTGGTATAGTAATACCTTTATTAATTCTTCAAAATCCACAATGTCATGCGGTGTGTTTCAGGCAGGTAGGCAACACAATTCAAAAATCTATCCGTTCGCAGGTGGAATGGGGAATACATCAATTAGGTTTAGATAGTTTATTTACAATACCTAAAACATATAGCAACCCTATAATATATAATCCAACAGGACAGCAAATAATGTTTATGGGTATGGATGACCCAAACAAAGTAAAATCAATTAAATTGCCTTTTGGGTATATAGGCATAACATGGTGGGAAGAATTAGACCAATATGCAGGCGAAACTGCAATTCGTAAAGTAACTCAGTCAACAATGCGTGGTGGCGATAAGTTTTGGGATTTTAGAACATTTAACCCACCTATTAGCAAAAATAATTGGGCTAATGAATATGCTGATGTGGCAGAAACAAGGGATAATACATTAGTAGTTAGAAATACCTATTTAGATGTACCTGTTGATTGGTTAGGACAACAGTTTATAGAAGAAGCTGAGGAACTTAAAGACATTAACCCAGACGCTTATGAACACGAATATTTAGGCATTGCAATAGGCACGGGCGGTGATGTGTTTAAGAATGTTGTTGACCTTGATATGGAGCAATTAGTACCGATTACAGACTTTGACGGCAATGTACTTAAAGAAGTTCCTATGTGGCAAACATTTGACCATATATACAACGGTATTGACTGGGGTTTTGCGCAAGACCCATTTGCTTTTAATCGAATGCACTTTGATAGAAAGCATTTAGATTTATATATATTTACTGAATACAGAACAACAAAAACAAGAAATGAAGAAGTATTCAACACAATATATAATGAATTAAAACTATTAAAAACAGATGAACTCGTGACAGCAGATAGTGCAGAACCTAAATCAGTAGCAGACTTTAAAGCGTATGGTGCATTTATAAGAGGTGCAGAAAAAGGTCCTGATAGTATTAGATACAGCATGAAATGGTTGCAAGGTTTAAGGCATATTTATATTGATAAAAGAAGATGTCCGAACACATTCAGGGAATTTGTTAATTATGAATATGAACAGGATAGAGACGGTAACTTTATAAGTCAGTACCCCGACTATGAAAACCATAACATTGACGCTGTTAGATATGGCACAGAAAAATACTGGAAACGAAAAGGCAACTAAATTTGCAAAGGAGTGACATCTATAAATGTTTTCTCAAATATGGCAAAAGATAAAGGAGGCTATAAAGAAATTGTTAGGTAATAAGACAGTGGAACAAGCATTACACACCATGCCGATAGTATCAAATAAAATGGCAAATGCTATTGAGTTGTGGGCAGATATGTATGAGGGTAATGCCCCGTGGCTACACGAACCAACATTTAATGACCCGACAAGGGTTATATCTTTAGGTTTACCATCATTTATTGCAAGCGAAAAGGCAAGAATGGCAGTCTTGGAAATGAAGTCAGAAATTACAACACCTGTTGAAACAGTGGAAGAGCCTAATCTGGACTATAAACCTCCTGAGACAGACAAAAATGGCAATATTACAGCGGTAAGTGGACAAACACCTACTATTATTAATGAAAGACCTATTAGCGATACTGCAAGAGCAGAATATCTTGACAAGCAGTATAAAAAACTACTTGCTAAGATACGCACACAACTTGAATACGGCATTGCTAAGGGTGGTTTAATAATTAAGCCTTATATTATACTAAGTAACGCAGAAAAACCCGAAAATGACGCAAATAACGATATAGAAACAACATCAGAAATACAGTTTGACTATATTCAAGCTGATAACTTTTTTCCACTCGCTTTTGACGGCAGCGGAAAAATAACAGAAGCTGCATTTATTCAGTCTAGGGTAGATAAGAATACAGTATATAGACGCTTGGAATATCATAAGTTACAAGGCAACACTGTTATAGTACAGAACAGAGCTTTTAAGAGTACAAATACAACCCAAACAAATGATATAAACAGTGAAACTGATTTAGGACAAGAAATCAATTTAACAGATGTTCCCGAATGGGCAAGTTTACAACCCGAAGTTAAAATACAGAATGTTGATAGACTGTTATTCGCATATTTTAAAATGCCTGAAGCTAATACAGTTGATCCCCACAGTCCTTTAGGTGTTAGTGGTTATAGCAGAGCAGTTGGTTTAATACAAGAAGCAGATAAACAGTATTCAAGATTGCTTTGGGAATTTGAAGCAACAGAGGCGGCTATTGATATTGATAGAGACGCTTTACAAGACAGAGAAATTATAGATGATAGGGGCATAAAACGCACCGTATCGTCTATGGGACATTTACAACAAAGATTATTTAGACCTATTGACTTGGGTGATAGTAATACTTACGAGCCTTTTCTACCATCTATTAGAGATACATCACTTATCAACGGCTTGAATAATATTTTAATGAGAATTGAAGATGTTTGTGCATTAAGCAGAGGTACTATATCTGATGTAGCGGCAGAGGCAAGAACAGCAACAGAGCTTAAAATATTAAAGCAAAGAAGTTACAGTGCAAATGCTGAAATACAGAAAGAGCTTGAAAGTACACTTAAAGATGTTGTTTATATAATGAATGTATACTGTACTTTATACAACATTACTCCTGAGGGCGAATACGATGTATCATTTGAATGGGATGATAGCATACTTTCTGATGTTGACAGTGAATTATCAAAAAGGATAACACTCATGCAAAACGGACTTGCAAGTAAAGTTGAAACAAGAATGTGGTATTTTGGTGAGACAGAAAGACAGGCAAGAGAAGCATTACAAAAAATTAGTGACGAAAATCAGCAATCTATGGAAAATGAAGTTATGAATAGGTTTGGTGAATAATCATGTTAAGTGATGATAGCATTGATAAATTAATGCAGCCTATAATAACAAGACAAGAGAATATAAATACCTATGTTATAAAAATGATAGCAAAGCGTGTTAAAGAAATAGGCAAATTATCACCGTCAGATATTTATAAACTGGAAAGACTATTGAAAACTGGCGGTGATGTTAAGAAAATAAACAAAGAGCTTGCAACATTAACAGGGTTACAGGTACAAGATATTAAAAAACTAATAAAAACAGTAGCGGAAGATGCCTACTTGGACACAAAACCTTATTATGATTATAGGCATAAATCATTTATACCATTTGAAGAAAATGTGTCATTACAGCGTGTTGTAAAGAGTATTGCAAAGCAAACATCTGATACTTATATTAATTTATCAAAATCACAGGCATTTATGATAAGAGATTTAAAAAATCCAAAAATATTAAAATCCACTACGATAGCGAAAACATATCAAACCGTTATAGATGAAGCAGTACAAGCAAGTCAGTCAGGCATTATTGACTATAATACAGCAATGAGAAGAACGATGAAGCAGCTCAACGAAAGCAGTATTAGGTCAGTAACATATAATACAGAGACAGGCAAAACATACTCACAAAGACTTGATACAGCCGTAAGGCGAAATATACTAGACGGTATCAGAGCTATTAATCAAGGTGTTCAAGACGAAACAGGTAAACAGTTTGGGGCGAATGGCAAAGAAATAACTGTACACCAATTCCCTGCTCCTGACCATGCCCCTGTTCAAGGTAGACAATTTACAAATGAAGAATACGATAAAATGCAACGAGCAGAATCATTTGAAGATGTAAAAGGCAATAAATATATAGCATTTGACAGACAAATAGGTACATTAAATTGCCGTCACTTTACTTATTCAATCGTTATTGGGTATACCAAACCAAACTATACAGATGAACAGCTTGCTCAAATATTAGCAGACAACGATAAAGGTTATACTTTACCAAATGGCAAACATCTTACAATGTATCAATGCACACAAGAACAAAGGCGACTTGAAACAGAAGTAAGAAAAGCAAAAGATGGGCAAATAATGGCTAAAACAAGCGGTGACATTGATTTAGCAAAGGAATATCAAGCTAAAGTTAACAAGTATATAGAACAGTATAAACAGTTCAGTAACTCTTGTGGTTTATCTCTAAAATACAATAAATTATATGTTGACGATTATCAAAAAATTTAGTAAAACTGTTTACATTTTTGTTATACTATGTTATAATAACATTGAGGAAAAATTGTCTCCTCCTAACTTTTTGATACTGGCGGTAATGTGGGCTTTTATAAAGTCTGTTTTGCCGCCAACTTTTTTCGTATAGCGTGGTGAGCAAATGTCAGATATTATATCATCCATTATTGTTGGAATTTTAGCCTTATTGGGCGTAGTTATAACGAATATGTCTAACAATAAAAGAACAGATATACAATTAGAAAAATCACAGGCAATAATGGACACTAAATTAGAGGAACTAACAAGGGAAGTTAGAATGCACAATAACTTTGCACATGAAATCCCAGTAATCAAGGAACAAATTAAATCCTTAGATTGCCGTATTCACGAGTTAGAAGATAAATAATCAATAGTTGCTCAAAGTCAAGCATATTGACCTTTAAATATATGCACATTCAGCCGCAAACTGTACTGCGGAAATATAAATAACAGAGATAAAGAATGTAAGGAGTATTTCAATGGAATTTTTAAAAGATTTTTTTGAAAAAGCAGAAAACAAAACATTAACATTTGAACAATTCACAGATGCGTGTTCAAAAGCAAACATCAAATTAGCAAATCTTAGTAATGGTGACTATGTATCAAAATCAAAATATCTTGATGATATTAAAGCAAAAGATAATCAGATTGATACTTTAAACGGCACGATTTCAACTCGTGACACTGACCTTGCCACAATTAAGAAACAGCTTGAGGATGCTGGTGTGGATGCACAAAAGTTATCCACATTATCCACAGACTTATCCACATTGCAAGGTAAATATGATAACGATATTAAACAGTATCAAGATCAACTTGCTAAACAGGCTTATGAATTTGCTGTTAAAGAATTTGCAAGCACAAAGAAGTTTACAAGTAATGCCGCAAAGCGTGATTTTATTAATTCAATGATTTCAGAAAATCTTAAAATCAAAGATGATAAAATCATGGGGGCAGATGATTTTGTAACAAGTTACACGACAGAAAATTCAGACGCATTTGTAGTTGAAGATGTTAAAGAAAAAGAACCTACTGCGTCACTTCCGTCATTCGTGCAACCGACATCATCAAGCGACACTTCGACAGGCAGTGATTTAGGTGGGTTTAAATTCAATTTTACAGGCGTAAGAAAACGAGATTAAAATAAGGAAGGTATTAAAAAATGGCAGCACTAAATTACGCAACCGAATATTCAAGAGCACTCGCACAAGCATTTCCCTATGTTCTTAACTTTGGTGCATTGTATTCAACACCGAACAACAATAGATATAGATGGATTAATGCAAAGACAATAGAAATTCCCAGTATTTCAACAACTGGTCGTGTAGCTTCTGATAGAGATACTATCGGCACAGCACAGAGAAACTATGATAACGCATGGGAAACAAAGACACTTACCAATCAGAGAAAGTGGTCAACACTTGTTCATCCAATGGACATTGACCAAACTAATATGGTAGCCTCTATTTCAAACATCACCCAGGTATTTAATGAAGAGCAGAAGTTCCCTGAAATGGATGCTTATACAGTATCAAAAATTTACACAGATTGGCTCACTACTAAAGATGAGTCTGATACAACAAGGGTTGCAGACACAACAGTTCTTACAACTGAAAATGTTCTTAAAACATTTGATAATCTTATGCTTAAAATGGATAATGAGAGAGTTCCTGCAAATGGTAGACTTTTGTATGTAACACATGAAGTTAAGACAATGCTTAAACAGGCACAGGAAATTCAAAGAACACTTGATGTTAAGACAGCGGGTGATAGTATCAATAGGGTTGTATCAAGACTTGATGAAGTACAGATTATTGGAGTCCCTGCAACTCTCATGAAATCAAAATACAACTTTACAACTGGTTGGAAAGTAGCTGAAGACGCAACTCAGATTAATATGTTCTTGGTACATCCCCTTGCAGTTATTACACCCGTATCATATACATTTAGTAAGCTTGATGAGCCGTCAGCAGGTTCAGAGGGTAAATATATTTACTTTGAAGAAGCGTTTGAGGATGTATTTATTCTTAATAAAAAGTCGGGCGCAATTCAATTCAATATTACTGCGTAAGGTGAAAGATTATGGCAGTAGTAGAAAAGGGTAATGTAGTTTTAGACATAAGAGACTCTGAAATCGAGCACTATCTCGATATGGGATATAATGTTACAGATGGAAACGGCACTGTAATTAAAGCTTGTGTACCAAAAGACATAGGAACATTACAAAAAGTATACAGCGAACAACTCCTAAAAATCGAAGAGTTAGAAGCTACAATTACTAAACTAAAGAAAGAAAATGTCAAATTGAAGAACGGGCAGAAATAAATGATAGGCGGTGTATTTAATGTATCTAACTTATGATGACTATACACAAATGGGGGGAACACTTGAATACACCGCATTTGTAAATTTGGAGTTTGAAGCTGAAGCGTTAATTAACTATTATACATTTGATAGATTGCAAAGTGAAATTGAAATCCCCGAAGCGGTTATAAGGTGTATGTTTAAATTAGTTTCTTTGGCACAAACAAAACAACAAGCATTTTCATTAGGACAAAGTGAAAATTCAAATAGTAGTGTTTCAATAACATCCCAGTCAAATGATGGCGTGAGTATTAGCTATAATACAATATCAGCCTCAGAAATATTTGAAAAAGCACGGGATGAATTTAAACTATGCATAATGCAGTATTTAAGCGGCATTAGAAATAGTAGCGGTCAACGCTTATTATATAGGGGGTTATATAAATATGAGTAACTTTCCTATATGGTGGGACACAACATTAACCGTTTATAATAAATTTGAAGATACACAAACACAAATTGTTAAATGGTATCGTACAGTTTTAAAAAATTGCTTTTGGAAAGCAACTTCTGATAAAGTTTCATTTGGTAATGCAACGCTTGAGTCTAATAATATTATTTGCAGAATACCTAAAGATAAAAGATTTTTAGAAAAACACGAGTGGATAAACATACCTAATGATAAAATGGGAAATTATTTCACATTAGGTCGTGGTGATATTATTATCAGAGGTAATATTAAAGAAGAGATAGACGAATACAAGTCGAGAAAGCGTTCTACAGACCTTATAGCAAAATATAAGGAATTACAAGGTTGTATGGAAATTGACCAAATAACAATTAATACAGGTGCAGGTAGGTGTAATGAACATTACTATGTAAAAGGTATATAATATGGCACAAGATATTATTACAACAGAGATTTTTATAAACGAGAAATCAATTCAAAATAAAATTGAAAATCTTATAGACGATGATGTAATGATTGAAATACATAATCTATTTGCAAAGATGTGTGACCCATATGTACCCAAGGAGGAAGGTGTCTTATCACAGACACTTGAAGTTACAAAGGATTATGTCCGATATACACAACCATATGCACATTATCAATATATGGGTAATGTTTACGGACCGAACATACCTATTATAAAAGATGGCGTAATAGTTGGTTGGTTTTCTCCTCCCGGAAAGGGTTCAAAACATCCCACAGGAAAAAATTTGAATTATAGTACGGAACAACACCCAAAAGCAACTTCAAAGTGGGATAAAGCTATGATGGACGAGCGTGGAGATGAATTTATAGAGCAAGTCAAAGATATTTTAGTTAGAAAGGCAAAAGAATTATATGGATAAAAATCAAGCTGTTATTGATTATTTAAATGATTGTCCTGCAATACAAAATAATTCATTGTTCTTTAATTTCATCAACGCAAAAGACAATAATAAACAATTTGTTACAGTCGGCAATGACAAAAATGTTGAGCAACCTTATATAGACGGCAGTGTATTAAAAAGATACACATTTACAATAATTGATTATCGTTCAATTGCATATCAGGCAATTGTAAAACAACCTGGATATATCAATGAAAATGTTGAAGAATTACTTGATGTACAATCAATCATAGATTGGGTAACGGAGCAAAATGATTTAAGAAATTACCCCGATTTTGGAAATGATTGTATAATTGAGAGTATTCAAGCATTAACAGATAATCCAAATTTAAACGGTGTTGATACTACTGTAACACCTGCTTTAGCAAAATACAGTATATCAATACGAATAGAATATTTAGATAATTCCAAAAAAATATGGAATTGATAAAAGAAAGTGAGGAAATTAATTTATGGCAATCTCAACAACTCTTACAGATGGTCAGAGAGCACAGCGTAAACTCCTTATTACAGTAGCAGAATGGGGAAGTGGTGAAAAGCCTGACCGTGAAATCCTCGGTACAAGAACTGAGGACTCGTCAATCGAATTTAATGCTGATATTCAGACATCAACTGATATTCGTGGCATTACCTATACAGATGTTAATAAAACCGAGCCACAACAAACATTCGACCCTTATTACCTTATGGGAGGCTCTAAACTTGGTGAATATCTTTCACAGGCAGCACTTGCAAATGACATTAATAAGTATAACGGTGTATTTAATGTATATATTATTACAGCCTACCTTAAAGATGGCGCATCTGCCTATCATACTGTTAAGCATTCGGGCTGTTCAATAATTCCAACATCTATTGGTGGCGATAGTTATATCTCAATGCCCATTGAAGTACACTACAGTAACAACATTACAGAGGGTACAGTTGATAAGCTTTCAGATGATTTTACATTCACGGCTACATCGGATGTGACTGTATGAATAAGTTAAAGGAGGAGTAAATTTATGCCTAAAAACGAACTAAACGAACTAATTGACCTTGACCTGTCGGTACTTAGAAAACAAAGATTTAGAATTAATGGGGATGATAATAAGATACTCGAACTTAATGTATCTGATTTCTCGTTAATTTCAAGACTGTCGGACTCTTATCCTAAATTAGATGAATTGTATGCTAAATTAGAAACAATAGGCGATGAAACATCGGATGATGAACTTGGTATCAAAACAATGGGCAACAAACTTAAAGAAGTTGACTTAGAAATGCGGGAACTGGTTGATTTCATTTTTGATGCTAAGGTCTGTGATGTTTGTGCTGACTCGGGTTCTATGTACGACCTTATTAATGGCGTTCCGAGATATGAACATATCATAACAATATTAGTTGGTTTATATGAAAAGAATATCAATTCAGAAATTAAGAAAGTTAAGACAAAGATAAAGACACACACGCAGAAATATACAAGTAAATAAGGTAAAATATAATGTTTGAACTACCTACTGAAATTAAAATCAAAGATAAATCATATAAAATTAGAAATAACGGTGATTTTAGAATGGTACTTGATTGTTTTTCAGCTTTAGGGGATGAGGAGCTGGATATTCAATTTAGAGTAATATCCAGCTTAATTATCTTTTATGACGGTTTGACTGATATTGAAGATACATTAGAAACATTTGAAGATGACATAGAAGAAGCGGTTTTACAAATGTATAACTTCTTTAACTGCGGTGAAAAATCCATTGGGTTACAAAGTAATTATAAATTAATTGATTGGGAACAAGACTCACAATTAATTGCTTCGGCGGTTAATGATGTGGCGAAAAAAGAAATTCGCTCTGAACCTTATATCCATTGGTGGACATTTATGGGATATTTTTTAGGTATTGGTGAATGTGCTTTATCTAACATTATTGAGATAAGGCGAAAAATTAAAAAGCATACGAAACTTGAAAAATATGAGCAGGAATTTAAACAACAAAATCCACAATATTTTATATGGGATTCTCAAAGTGTTGAAGAAAAACAAGCTCAAGACATAATTAAGAAAATTTGGAATAAAGGTAGGTGATATAAATGCAAAGTCACGATGGCGATATTAGTTTAAGTGTTAGTGTTAAAGCAGATAAAAACAAGATACAAAAACTTGGTAACTCCATAAGAGAAGCTTTTAAATCTTCTTCATCAAAACAAGCAAGTATTGAAATGCAAAAATTAGATGCTCAGATTAAAGCTACCGAAAATAAACTTACAAAGCTAAATGACGAATACAGAAAATTACAACAGACAAAGACACCTACTGAGGAATATACAGATTTAGAGACTGTAATAAATTCAATCTCTGATACAATGGAAAAACTTATTGCTAAACAGTCTCGCATTAACACTGATACAGCTAAAGGTAAACAACAATGGCAAGAAACGCAAGATAAACTTGAACAGTACGGTGACCAGTTGTTGGATGCTCAACTGCGTATGGATACTCTTGTGCAAGAGGGTAAAGCGTTTACGGTGGGTGGTGATACTGAACAACTTAATGCAACACAATCTTCCATTGAGCAGACAACAATAAAACTTGAAGAGTTAAAACAAAAACAGTCACAACTTGCAGATAAACAAAAACAGACCACAAAAAACACATCAAAATTATTATCTGTTTTTCGTAAATTAGGTAGTGTTGGAAGTAAAGCACTTAAACTTATAAGCAGTGCAGGAACAAAAACTGGTAGTGTAATAAAAAATGTATTTTCAAATATGAAAGGTTCTTCTGACAAAAGTTTAAAATCATTGCTTAAATATGGGTTCGGTATTAGATCACTATTTGCACTTTTTAATAAACTAAGAGGTTATGCAAGCGACGCTTTTCAAACACTAGCTTCTCAATCACCTAAAGTAAATAAAGATTTATCTGCAATTAAAAATTCGTTTAAGCAACTTACAAATAGCATTGCAACTATGGCTCAGCCGTTAATATCAGCATTAACACCTGTTATAACAGAAATAATTAGTCTATTTACACAGGCGGCAAATGCAGTGGCAAGCTTCTTTGCAACCCTCACAGGTCAGAAATACATATATAAAGCGACTAAGGGGAATGAGAGCTATGCAGATAGTATTTCAGATGTAGCTAACAGTGCAAAAGAAGCAAATAAACAGCTTGGTGCATATGATAAGTTAAATGTAATATCATCAAACAACACTTCGGGAAGTAGTAGTACTACTTCGGGGGGCGGTTTTGAACTAACAACTGCTGATACTGATGTCAGTGATTTTGCAAATAAAATCAAAGAAGCTTGGAAAAAAGCAGATTTCACTGAAGTAGGCACAATTATAGCGGATAAAATTAATAATAGCCTTAAAAATATAAATTGGGATAAAATACAACAAACAGCAAATAATTTCGGGAAAAGCTTTGCTACATTGTTAAACGGTATTTTTGAACACCCCGAATTGTGGACTACAATAGGGGTATCAATAGGTAATGGGGTTAATACTGTATTGTCTGCTATTAGCGGCTTTATAGATAATTTTGATTTTACTGCGGCAGGAGACTCATTTGCTCAGTCTGTAAATTCGATATTTATGACAGTAGATTGGCAAGAATTAGCTAACACAACTGCTGACGGCATTAGGGGTATTGGCATATCAATAGTAACGGCTTTAAATGAAATTGATTGGACTGCTATATTTAATTCATTGTCAACATTTGGAAATACAATAGTTAGTAAATTAACACTTACAGACGAGGAAAAGCAACAAGTAGTAAGTGGTGTTGACAATGTAATATCGGGCATAGATACAAGTTTTAAAACATATGATTGGGGAGCATTGGGTACAATGCTTGCAGGTTATATAAACATTGTATTCTCATTAGACTGGGCAAATATAGGCAAAACACTTAGTGACGGCGTTTCGGGTGTATTACAGTTAGTCACAAGTTTAATTCAAGGCATGGACTGGATGCAACTGGGTAAAGATGTTATTGACACTATAATGGGAATTGACTGGGTAGGTTTGTCTACACAAGTAGGTGATTTACTCGGAAGTGCTGCGGTTGGTGTATTAGACACACTAACTGGATTCATACAAAACTTTAATTGGGCAGATACATTGTATACAATAGGTCAATCTATCATGGGATTTATTGAGGGGTTTGATTTTTCATCTATCATATCGAGCTTATCCACATTATTGGGTTCGATTCTTGGCAATGCCATTAATGGTATGATTACAGAAGGTCAAATTATTTATACGGCTGCGTCAAATGCAATATCAGCTATTGGCAGTTATTTTTCACAGTTCATTGACTCAGACGCAGGATTTTTTGAAAACGGTAAAAACATCATATTTGGACTTCTCAGGGGTATTGGTAAAGCTATTGCAGGTATTGGTACTTGGATATATAATAATGTATTCAAGCCATTTATTGATGGTTTTAAAGGAGCATTCGGCATTCAATCGTCTTCATCGAGTGCAATGTCTAACATAGGTGGTTCTCTTATCAACGGACTCAGGAATGGTTTGGGTAATATTTGGAACGGAATCAGGGAAAAGTTTACAGCTTTGTGGACGGACATACAAACATGGTTTTCCAAAAAAAGAGAAAAGTTTGTAGGCATTGGTAGTAGTGTAATTACTCATATTAAAGAAGGTCTCGGCAATGTATGGGGAAAAATTCAAGAAAAATTTACGGGCATTGTAGATAAAATTAAATCGGCATTTAGTCTGAAAACGATAAAAACACATTTCAGCAATGTTGTATCGGGCATAAAAGATGTTTTTTCAAAAATACCTGATTGGTTCAAAGATAAATTCTCAAATGCTTGGCAAAAAGTTAAAGATGTATTCTCAAAAGGCGGTAAAGTATTCAGCGGTATTAAAGACGGCATATTATCAGCTTTAAAATCTGTTATAAACGCTTTAATCGGAGGCATCAATACAATTATTAAAATTCCATTTGAGGGTATAAACAAGGCTCTTACAAAGGTTAGAGATATATCCATTCTTGGAGCACAGCCATTCGCAGACAAGATTAAATTGATAAACATACCTCAAATTCCAAAACTTGCTCAGGGTGCAGTATTGCCTCCCAATAAAGAATTTATGGCAATCTTAGGCGATCAAAAACAGGGCGTTAATATTGAAACACCGTTAAATACAATGATTGAAGCATTCACAGCAGCATTAGACGCACGAAGTGATGAATACGATAAATCGCCCATTGTACTACAGTTAGATAGTAAAGTAGTTGCTAAAGCCGTGTGGGATGAGAGTGCAAAGCGTTACAAACAGACTGGAAAAGCATTTGCATAAGGAGGACATTATGGCATTTAAAGGTTATTTATTAAAAGTTGCAAACAAAGATATAGTGTTTCCACACGAATATATTCAACTTGGCACTTGGGAAAGCACTCCAAATCAGCGAGAAGAAATTAAAGCATATAGAGATGATAACACAAGAAATTTAACAAGAGTGACAGCACAGGGCACTAAGACAGCCTTTTCATTCACTACAAGACCGAATTTACATCTTACGGAAAAACAAGAAATTCAAGAGTTTTTTACCAAAAATGAAGAAATTGCACTCGAGCGAAAAATTAAGCTTGAATATTGGAATGATGAGGAAAACACATATAAAACAGGCTATTTTTACAGACCTGATATAAATTTTCCAATTAAGAAAATAACTGAGAACGACATTATTTACGGTGAATTAAAACTTGAGTTTGTTGAATATTAAGGAGTGATTATATGGCAGATATAGTAGTTGACAGAATAACGCATATTAAAATTATTTCAAGACCAAAAACAGACCCATCTAATCCTGTAACAATTTATAACGATTTAACACAAGGTATTGAAAGTGGCTCTATGACATTAACCGAAATTCTACTTGACGGTGATATGGAAATAGGACAAGTAAATTCAAATATGTTTGAGGTGACAATACACGACATTACAGATGTGACAGGGCATGAGATAAGTGTATGGTCAACAGACTCTAACAATGAAAATAAGAAACAATTATTTACAGGCTATGTAGATAAATGTGTATATCAGACCTGTGGAAACGCTTACCAACTAACCGCATATGACTATATTGCATATTTGAATAACAAAGATGTTGCAGATATATTTAAATCAACTTGTAATGATTATCTCGAGCTGTTAAAATTAGATGAAAAGTATAAATATATTGATTTTATCAAAGATTTTTTAAACAATGTGTTTACAGAATATGGTTTATCAATAATAATACCAGACAAATTTACAACTGGTCACTTCTCTGATTTTGACATATCATATGATATTGTCTGGGATTTAAGAAAATACTGCCCGTCATCAATTACATTTAATGAAATACTAAGACAAATTGGTGAAAGTGAATGTGGCTTCATTCAAATTGATCGAAATGGCGAAATAGTATTTATAGGATTAGGTGAAATTACAACTAAGTTAAAGTCAAATTTCAATATAAGTGTAGTAAATAATTATGAAACAGGTGACACACAATTTTCCGAAAACACTTACAAACCACCTAAAACAGTCAATATCTTTAACCGTGATGGAACGCTAATAGATACATACACAGTCACGAAAGACATAGCAGTTTCATCAGGTCACAATGTTAAAGAGTTTAGCGGTGAGTATAATATCTCCGATAACTTTTTTATGCAAGTGTGGTATAATGCTTTTGGCGGTTCTTCAGGTGCTTGGGCACAGTTAATTTTAGAATTGTTTGCAAAATTTGACTATCAATCAGGTGATATTAAATTGATTGTATCTAATTTTGATATCCAACTTGGAAATGTCGTTGCATTATCTTACGATGACAATATAACAAGTAAAAGTATTGTTTGCCCTGTTTTTCAAAACACATACTCGGGTAGCTTATTAGTTGAACAGACTGTATCTGCACAAGCGTTGAATTTTGGACAGACAAATGTATCAACCGAAACACAGAATACACAAGAAAGTGTGTCGCTCAGTGAAAAGACTGAAAATTTACAAGAAACTGTTTCAAATTTATCAAGTACAATCTCAGATTTAAGCACCCTTTTAGACGCACAGGGTTCAAAATTAGATAAATTCTTAGAGCGTGGCGATATTACTAACGACAATCAGCGCCCAGTTTGGGGTGGCGGTACAGGCAATCAAGATGATAGTAGTAATCATAATATTTCTATTGGTTGGACAGGTACAAAACTCAATGCTTATGTTGATAATACTGATATGGGTAACATATATACCGATAAGCAAGTTATTCCTGTTGCACATGGCGGCACAGGTGCAGAAACGGCAGTAGCAGCATTAAACAATCTTGGTGGCGCAAGCAGACAACGAATTACATTGTCAGGCAGTAGTAGTGTTAGTATTACTGTTCAATCGTATAGTAGTGGCATTATAGTGCTCACGGGAACTACCAGCGAAAACATTTTTGGCGCATGGCTGCTTTACGGTAACTCCAACACTGCCTGTATATACACTATACACAGTAGCACACAAATCACCGTTTCCTGTTCGGGTGAGACTGTTACATTTACGAACTCGTCAACAAGTAACAGATATATTAACATCATATTTGCATATGGCGGCACAACATCATAAAGAAGTGTTATAAATGATAAAAATATTTTAAGAGAGGTATTTTACTATGTTAGAAAAAATTAAATCAAATGAACCACTTTACAGAGCAATCAGAACATTCATTCAAGCGTTTATTGCATTTTTCTTGACGCAAATATGTACGACGGGTTTTGAAAACCTTAATAAGAAAGCAATATTAACGCTCATTGGTTCTTCGTTATCGGCAGGGATTTCAGCGGTGATGAACATTAAAAAGAATGTAAAGGAAGATGTTTCAGATAACCCTGAAACCGAGGAAGAAATTGAATAATTATGAAAATTTGTGATTTTACATTGCCTGAATTAGAACGGTTTAGAGAACTATGCAATTTTACAAGCGATGAAATGGAATATTTTAATTTACGAGCCGAGGATAAATCCAATATACAAATATCTTTTGAAATGAATGTATCGGAGTCAAAGGTATCAAAATTAGCAAAGAAAGTTAGATCTAAGATACTAAGGGTGATATAAAATACAATTTTCATACAAGAAATAAACAGTATTCTAACAATTAGAATACTGTTTTTTATTTTATAATTTAATTAAAGAAAGAGGGTAGTAACTGTGATAGATATTAGTTATCAACTTAAAACAATTATATCTAAAACAAACTGCTCGACTATGAATGCCTTTCTTGTATTAAATAACGGAGGAATTAAAGATGAACAATATGCAGTTTGCAAATCAAATGAGCATGAACCCAATGGGCTACAATACCACAATGATGAACCCATACAACAGGTACATGAATACCTACAGTAATATGCAACAACAAAATAATGGCATTACTTGGGTGCAAGGCATTGAGGGAGCTAAAGCATATCAATTAGCACCTAATAGCAATGTAATGCTATTAGACAGTGACAATGATGGGGTATTTTATATTAAAATCAGTGATAATGTGGGCATGTGTAATCTAAGAACATTTAACTATGTGGAAACCACAAATCAACCATCACAAACACAGCAATCTGAAATAGATATGTCAAAATATGTCACAAAAGATGAGTTAGATGAATTATTAAAAAATATAAAGGGTGTGAAATCAAATGGCAAATCAGCTGTATCAACAAATGATGGAAAATCAGTTATCACAGAATAACAACTTACAACAAGTTAAACAAATGATGAATATGTTTAAAACAATGAAAAATCCTCAAAGTGCAATTATGCAAATGGCACAAAGTAACCCTCAAATTAATTCTATAATGCAACTTGTTGGCAATAGAAATCCTAAAGATGTGTTTATGGAGGAGTGTCAAAAACGAGGGATTGACCCTAATATGATTATAAATCAACTCAAATAATGTATAAAATCGTCAGCGTACGGGGCGTTTTTATAAATAAACATTTTATATTAAACAAATGAGAAAGGAACAATAATAATATGGAAACAGGATATTCACTTTCAGATGTAGCTGCCGTAACGGGCAGAAATGATGGAATGTTCGGCGGTGACGGTCTTGGTTTTTTCTGGATTTTTGCACTTTTGCTTCTCCCTGGTATGTGGGGTGGCGGAATGTTCGGCAATAATAGAAACAGTGACGCAGTAACAGAAGCTGGACTTTGTAATGCAATGAATTTCAATGATTTACAGAACTCAGTAGGTAGAATAAACGATACCGTTCAGCAAAATCAAATGTCTATCAACCGTGATCTATGTACTGGACTCTCAGCAGTAAATAGTGCAATTCTTGAAAACAGGTTTGCAAACAAAGAATGCTGCTGCGAAACTCAACAAGCACTTCTTGAAAATCGTTACCTTGCGGCACAGAATACCGCTGAAATTAACGCAGTTACAACTGCACAGACACAGAAGATACTTGACGCTATTTGTGGCAACAGAATAGCAGATATGCAGAATCAGATTAATGCTTTACAACTTCAGAATGCAGTTGCAGGTGTTGTAAGATACCCAAATGGCATGACATATACAGCAGGCACAAGTCCATTCTGTAATACAGGTTGTGGCTGCGGTTGCTAAATAAAACAAACGAGCGTATACAGTACGCCTATTTAGAGGGTGTGCAAAACACCCTCTTTAATTTTAAATAATGAAAGGATAATAATTATGTTAGAAACATATAGTCAAAATGTGTCAGTAACAACAAATACAGCAATACCACTTAATAGTGTACCTTTACAAAAAGGTTGTACCGCAGTACGAACAGGTACAACTTCTATTCAATTAAATAAATGCGGTGTTTACATGGTAGGATTTGATGCAACAGCAACAATCTCAGGCACAGCAACAGGAAACATTACAGTGCAGATGATGAAAAATGGAACACTGCAACCACAAGCATTGACAACAACATCATCTACAAGTGCAACTGACTTGGAGTCTATATCATTCAATACACTTGTGCAAGTCTCCGAATCAAATTCATGTAAATGCTGTGATTCTCCTACTGTTATTAGTTTTATTAATACAGGTGTAGGGGCAACATTTACACAAGTTAATGTAACTGTTACAAAAATCTGCTAATGAACAATAATCAATTCGGAATACTTGATATTCTAAACATACTGAGTTTTTTTATAGGAATATTAAACTTAGATGAGAATTTAAATCAAGGTGATAAGCAGGATTTAATGCAAGATTTTGATAAAAAAACTAAGTATGTACTTGATGAAATTCATAGTCACTTAGAAAATCAGGACATTAAATTAGCGGAAATACTTAAACGATTGGAGGCATTAGAACAGTGACAGTAGATGAGATTTACGCAAGAATAGCCCAACATCAAATCAAAGGAATAATGTTACATGAACAGTTTGCTAACTATTATGATTTTTTGGGGTTAAAGGGCTATAAAAGATGTCATGAGTATCATTATTTAGATGAAACTTGTGCATACCGTGGTTTATGTAGGTACTTTATAAATCATCATAATAAACTTATCCCTCAATTACCGGTAGAAGACCCAAAAATAATTCCCGACAGTTGGTATAGATATACAAGGCAGGATGTAGACACAACCACTAAAAAGAATGCTGTTAAAAATGGGTTAATTATATGGGTAGATTGGGAAAAAGACACTAAAAAATTATATGAGCAAATGTATAAAGAACTCATTGCTATTGATGAAGTGGCAAGTGCAATGAAAATTAAACAGCTTATCTGCGATGTTGATTGTGAATTAAAGAAAGCAGAGCGATATCAATTAGAAAAAAAGCTGTTGACTATAACATTGATTTAATCATACTTGAGCAAAGTGATATGCATGAAAAATATAAAAAGAAAGAAAAAGAAATCGGTGTTGATATTTGTTAAATATAGATGAAATTAATAATACCATAGAACAACTTGAAAGTGGGGCTACAACCTATGATAATTGCATTAAATTATCTGCCCTATATAATGTTAAGGAACATATAGAAAACGGCTTAAAAGGGCAAATAAACGAGTCTGAGACAGTATTAAAAGAATATGATGATATATTACCACAATATAAATCATATTGCGATATAAAACGCAAATATCAATTACATGAAACAACCGAGCAGGCAGTGGAAGTATCAATAAAAGATGTGTGCAAAGAAATAAATGAGTTTATACACACATTATATAATAATACTGATATGCAAATAGAAAGAGACTGCATAAAACAAATGACAAAGGAAATAGGAGTGTTTTAATTAACACTTCTATTTTTTTTATTTTCTTAGAAAAAATTTAAAAAAAAGACTTGACATTTTGAAAATGTGTGTTATAATATTTATAACAACAAAACAAGTTATTTGATTAAGGAGTTAAGCAAATGAAAAGTTGCATAGGTTGGGAAGTACAAAAATACGGTCGTATAGTAGATGATTATAACACCAAAGTCGAGGGCAGATATGTAAGACAAAAAATATACAAGTATGAGGATAAATTGTATTTAGAAACTTGGTATAATGGAATTAGATTGTCATTTCACGAATTATTTGATTAAGGAGAGTTAAAATGATAAATATAAATATAGCAAAATCAAATAAATGTAACGGAGAGCAATCGCTCTTTGTTACATTTCCATATGACAATAAAATAGTAGAAATAATCCGCTCTTTTCCAACTCGATATTGGGATAAAGAGAAAAAACAATGGGAATTGCCCATAACTAAATTAGATGAACTTAAAGTCAAGCTATCTGATTATAAAATCACTGTGAATGATAACTATAAAACACTTGATAAATCAGAAGCAAAAATTCCCAATGGGTTTAAATTTAAAACAAAACCATTTCAACATCAAATAGAAGGTTTTAATTATGGTATGCAATATAACAAATGGTTGTTAGGTGATGAGCAAGGGCTTGGAAAAACCAAGCAAGTTATAGACATTGCAGTTGCTAAAAAATTACAAAAAGGATATAAATACTGTCTTATAATTTGCGGCGTAAATGGCTTAAAATGGAATTGGCAGAATGAAATCAGAACACATTCGAGTGAAACTGGTTATATTTTAGGCCAACGAATGAAAAGTGGAAAATTACGAATTGGAAGTAACAAAGACAAATTAACTGATTTAAACAACTTAAAATCAATATCCAGTTATTTCCTTATTACCAATGTTGAGACATTAAGAGATGATAAAATAAGCTCAAAAATAAGTGAATTATGTAAAAATAAAACCATTGGAATTGTAGCTATAGATGAGATTCATAAATGTTTTGACTATAATACTTTAATAACAACAGATAAGGGGAATTTAAAGATTGGAGATATTGTTAAAAACAAATTAAATGTAAATGTTTTGACATATAATGAAACGGCAGATATATATGAATATAAGCCGATTAAAAACTGGTTTGAAAATATAATAGCAGAGCCATTTATGGAATTAGAAATACAAACATTCACAGGAACTAAAACGATAAGATGTACTGCTACACATAAATTCTATACAACAAATAGAGGTTGGGTGTGTGCTAAAGATTTAACAGAAAATGATACTTTAGTAGAAGATACACTTTACAATCTTTGATTTATGTGTTATTATTTATTCATAAAGCAAAGAAATGAGGTTGAAAACACTATGAATAAAATATGTCAATATTGTGGCAGAGAATTTAAAGGCAGAAAAGAGAATAAATATTGCTCTAAGTTATGTGCTAATACTGCAAGAGTTGGAATGAAAATAGCACCTAGAATAACATTACATTGTAAAGAGTGTGGTAATTCATTTGAAGTAACTGAATCAGCTTTTAAAAGTTCTAATTGTAAACGATTTTGTTCTACTTCTTGTTCAGCTAAGTGGAGAATTAAAACCTATGGCACAAATACAATGAGTGAAGAAAATAGAAAGAAAAACTCGGAAATGCTAAAAGAAAAATGGAAAGACGATGAGTTTAGACAATCAGTAGTTAAACGAATGACCAAAAATAACCCTGTATATATGGAAGGAGTTGTTGAAAAAACAAAATTAACAAAACTAAAAAATGGATATGTTGCAAAGAATAATTTCAAATATGGAAATGGTAAAATTTCAGAGTATGAACAGAAAGTATATGATTATTTAATTCAACGAGGATTTTATTATAACTATGCTATACCAACTAAAATGGCAAGAGATAGATTTCCATTTGATAAATTTCCAAATAATTATAAACCAGATTTTGTAAATCTTAAAACAAAAATATGTATAGAGATAGACGGTAATAACCATAATACAAAGCGTTGTAAAGAATTAGACACTAAGAAGGATAAATGTTTAAATTATCTGGGTTTTAAAGTTATCAGATTTACGCATAAGCAGATTGACAATGAAGAATTAGAAAGGTGGTTTGAAAATAATGGCGAAGTTAATATCGAAGAAAATATTAAATGATATATCATTCAAAGCCTATGATATAGAAGTAGAAGATAATCATAATTATTTTGCAAATAATATATTAGTGCATAATTGTAAAAACCCATCAAGTCAACAAGGAAAGGGTGTTTTAAAAGTACAGCCTGAATGTAGAATAGCAATGACAGGTACACCTCTTATGAACACGCCAATGGATTTATACATTATATTAAAATGGTTGGGTTATGAAAAACACTCATTTTATGCTTTTAAAAATCATTATTGTGTAACAGGTGGTTTTGGTGGGTATGAAGTTATAGGTTATAAAAATCTTGATGAATTACAAGAACAACTTAATTCTGTTATGCTCAGACGATTAAAAGAAGATGTATTAGATTTACCTGAAAAGTTATATATTGATGAATATGTTGAAATGACAGGCAAACAAGAGCAGATTTATAAAGAAGTAACTACAGCAATTAAAGCTAATATTGATATGATTAAAAATTCTATTAACCCGCTTTCAGAACTTATTAGGTTAAGACAAGCAACTGGCTATACGGGTATTCTATCAAGTACAATTAAGGAGTCGGCTAAACTTGATAGAATGGAAGAGCTTGTAGATGAAGCAGTTGAGAGTGGGAAGAAAGTTGTTATTTTCTCAAACTGGATACAAATGACAGCACCTGTTTATGACCGATTAAGTAAAAAATATAAAGGAATTATAATAACAGGAGAAACCAAAGATGCTGAAAGACAATCAAATGTAATTGCATTTCAGAATAATACTGAATGTAAATTTGCGTTAGGCACTCTCGGGGCTATGGGAACGGGAATTACGCTTACAGCAGGTACAATAGTCATATTTTTAGACCATCCCTGGACAAAAGCAACATATGACCAAGCAGTGGACAGGTGTCACCGAATTGGACAGAATAACAACATTACAATTTATAACATCATGTGTAAAAATACCATTGATGAAAGAATTTGGCAATTAGTACAGAAAAAAGGTGCTATGTCCGACTGTATTGTGGATGGGAAAATTTCAAAAAATAAAACAGAATTACTTGATTTTTTATTGAGTTAATGTTGACAACAATTATATCATGTGTTATAATATTAACATAAAACAACTATAGAAACTATTAAAGGAGGATTGATAATATTTATATGGAAAGGAGAGACATTAAAATGGAAAATGAACGCTTATTAAAAGTTGAAGAAGTAGCTGTTACTTTAGGCTGTGCTGTTAATACCATTAATAATTGGTATATGTGGAAAAGAGTAAATCCCGAACACGAATTAGCAAAACTACTCCCAGACTATATACAAAAAGGTTCAAGACAGACAAGGTATTGGAAAGAGTCTGACATTTGGAAACTTATCGAGTTTCGTTCAAAATTACCTAAAGGACGAAATGGTGTACTTGGTGCTATAACACAGAAATATCTAAAAAAATCTAAGGAGGACTAACAATGAATAGGCTTGATGAACTTATTCCACGCTATGTAAGCAACAAACAGGAATTGGATGACTACAAAAAAATTTGTGACAAAGAAAATGCAGAAATTAAAGAGATTATGTCACAGTCAAAATTACCTGAATATGAAGTTGATGGGTATGTAGCTAAATATTCAGTATCAAAAAGAGAAACACTTAACGAAGATAAACTTATTGAACTTTTAAAATCAAGTGACATTGACGGTGGTTACAATCAGTTTATAAAAACTAAAGAATATGTTGATATGGATGCTCTTGAAAAAGCTATATACAACGATGTTATTAACAGTGACACGATCATTGCAATGGACAAGTGTAAGGAAGTTAAAGAAGTTACCACACTGAGAGTGTCTAAATTAAAGAAGTCTAAGGAGGATTAACAATGTTTATACCGCCATTTTGGTGTGGATTTATAGTTGGTTTAGTCTGCGGTATTGTGATGATGATTATATTATCATTGGTATTAGGGAGTGAGTTAAAATGACAAAATACGAAAGTAAAGCCATAATAACTACTATCAAGGCGGCAAGCAGAGCTTCAGTTAAAATTAGAGACAACTATTATACTGTTGAATATTGTGAAGAACGAACCATTCCAGATGTAAATGATGTTGATATTGAAAGTGAACGAGCTTTGCTTTGGGAGACTTGTAACAATGAGTGTGATAATCAAATAAATGATATTTTACAGGCATTTTCTTCTAAAAAGTGTTGACAATTACTGTAATGTGTGTTATAATGCATATATAGTCTTGTAAAAAGGGCTTAAAAACAGGTTAGCTTTAGTTTCTGGCGGATACTATTGCAGTGACTACCTCATAGAAACAAAAGCTAACGAGCTTTTATAATTGGAACCGCCAGTCCTATTATAAAAGCTCATTTTATTTTATAAGGAGGGTATAACATGGCAGAAATAGAAATGAATATAGTTAGAAAGCAACAAAACTTCACTATAATAGATAATGGAATATTTAAAGATAAATCGTTGTCAGCTAAAGCTAAAGGTATATTAACTACAATGTTATCACTGCCTTCAACTTGGAATTATTCAATAGCTGGACTTACTACATTATTCAGTGATAGTGAAACTTCTATAAGAACAGGTTTGCAGGAATTAGAAAAAGCGGGGTATCTAAAAAGGGAACGAATACATGAAAATGGAAAAATTATTAAATGGAAATACACTCTTTATGAAGTAAAACAAATAGAAAACCTAGATGTGGAAAATCAACAAGTAGAAAACCTACAACTTGAATTTAATACACAATTAAATAACAATAAATCAAGAACTAATGAATTAAGTAACAAAGATAATACTAAAGTATTATCTGTGGAAACCGCATCTATTAACAATAATTTTCAGGATAATTTCTTAGGCAGCTGTAAGAAAAAGAAAAAATCTAATGTATATACAGAGTGTGTAGCTTTAATAAACAATTATACAGATAATCGAGAATTACAAACTTGTTTAGTCGAATTTGTAAAAATGAGAATAGCTGTTAAAAAATTACAAACTTCTAAACAATTTACATATTATTTAGATAATTTAGATAGTATAGAAAAAGAAGAAACTAAAAAAATAGAAGTTGTTAAACGAACTTTAAAAAATGGTTGGGCAGAATTTTATCCGTTACCTACAAAAAATACTTATAGTGGTACAAGAAATAATGATAAATTCAGTGAGGGAAAAGGATTAAAATGTGAAGCAATGACAGATGAAGATTATAAACAACAGGAAGAAATGAAAAAACAGTTTGAAAAAGATGGAAAACAGTGGTATTTTTAAATGACCTTGTTTTGTTAGGTATTTTGTGTCTATTTTGCGTTTTAATTTTAGGTATAAAATTATATGTGTAAACTATAAAAATGCAAAATAACCACATTTAACTTAAAATAGCGTCATGTATATAGGAGTGATATGATTGCAAAATGAAAATTGTTGGTATAAAGATGTGTGTACCCAAAATTGCACACAAAATTGTGTAAGATATTTAGAAATGAAATATTTAATGGAAAACAGTAATATCCCATTAAATAGACAAAAACCTGATGTATTAGAAGCAGGCAATGATTTTAAAGCATTTTGTGAATTAGCCGATATTAAAGATAATATAGTTAATTTTGTAGAAAATGGCGATAATCTTTATATTACAAGTGAAGAAACAGGTAATGGCAAAACAGCATGGGCAATTAAGTTAATGTTAAAATATTTCAATGAAGTTTGGGCAGGTAATGGGTTTAGAACAAGAGGAATATTTATTCATACACCTACTTTCTTGACAAAGTTAAAAGATTTTAACAACAAAGACGCAAGATTTGACGATATAAAAGAACAATTAACAAGAGTTGATTTGGTTGTATGGGATGATATAGGTGCTAATGAATTAAGTCAATACGACCATACACAGTTACTAACATATATAGACCAGCGAGTGCTAGAACAGAAAAGTAACATATATACAGGCAATCTAAACAAGGAAGAACTTGAAAAGTCGCTAGGAACAAGATTAGCAAGTCGTGTATGGAACACATCGATGGTCATAGAATTTAAAGGAAAGGATAGGAGAAGTTAAAATGGTTCAATTACAAATAGTATTTATTATTGACTATTTTACTATACGATGATACAATATTCATATAGTAAAATTTAAGGAGTGATTATATGAAAGAAGTTTGGAAAGATGTAGTTGGGTATGAAGGTTTGTATGAAGTCAGCAATTTAGGTAATGTGAAATCACTAAGTAGAAAAGCTAGAGTTAAAAACGGTTATAGAACTATAAGGGAACGCATACTTAAATATACGGAGAATGCACTTGGATATAGGCAAGTGGTTTTATGTAAAGATTTGACATATAATAAATTACTTGTTCACAGATTAGTAGCACAAGCGTTTATTCCTAACCCCGATAATCTACCTTGTATAAATCATATAGATGGTTTACCACAAAATAATTGTGTGAATAATCTTGAATGGTGTACTTATTCATATAATTCAAATTATTATTTATGCAAAACAAAACAAAGTGAACATATGCTAAAAAGATATAGGAATAACCCAGAGTTTTTAGCTGAATGTAAAGCAAGGTTAGATAATTGGCACAAAGCGCAATCAAAAAAAGTGTGTCAATTAGATATGAATTATAATTTAATTAAAGTGTGGAATAGTACAAGTGAAACTGATTTATATGGATTTATACATAGTAATGTATGTAACTGTGCAAATGGTAAGAGAAAGACACATCACGGTTATATATGGATATGGTATGATGATTATATAAAAAAGTTTAATAAAGAGGGTGATTAAGATTATTCAATTACAGATAATAAGTAAGATTTTACAGACACAATCAAATGAAATAGTAGAGGATAACTTACTAACAGAAGATTATTTTGTAGGATATGAGCAAGAATTTTCATATATTCAAAATCATTATAAAGAGTATGGAAATATTCCTGATAAAGCAAGTTTCTTATTTGCGTTCCCTAGTGTGGAATTGGTGGAAGTTACTGAAAGCGACAGATATTTAGTTGATACTATTCGTGAGGAGTATCTATATTATAAATCCGTTCCTGTAATACAGAAAGCCGCAGAATTGTTGAAAACAGATGCTAATGCCGCAAGTGAATATATGATACACGCTATGAAAGAATTAGAACCTAATTATCAATTAGGCGGAACAAACATCATAGCACAGTCCGAAGAAAGATTTGAACAGTTTAAAGAACGCAAGGAACATCAGGAAGAATGGTTTTTCACAAGTGGATTTGAGGAATTAGATGATATAATTCACGGTATTCAAAGGGAAGAAGAATTGCTAGTAATATTCGCAAGAACTAATCAAGGTAAATCTTGGGTGCTTGAAAAAATGTGTACTCACATTTGGCAAATAGGATTTAATGTTGGATATATATCACCTGAAATGTCAGCAAACAGTATTGGTTATAGATTTGATACTTTACACAAGAATTTTTCTAATAAAGGGTTGATGTGGGGGAAAGAAGATGTTGAAGAAGCAGCATATCACGATTATATAACAGAGTTACAACAAAAACAAAATAAATTTATAGTTGCAACTCCACTTGATTTTGACAAAAAAATCACAGTTAGTAAATTAAAAAATTGGATAAAGCAATATAAATTAGATTTAATAGCTATTGATGGCATTACTTACATGACAGATGAAAGATACAATAGAGGTGATAACAAAACTACATCACTCACTAATATATCAGAAGATTTAATGAGTTTGTCAATGGAATTAAAAGTGCCTGTTTTAGTAGTAGTGCAAGCGAACAGAAGTGGAGTAGTAAGCGGTGAAGAGGAAGGAACACCTGAGCTTGAAAGCATAAGAGACAGTGATGGTATATCTCACAATGCAAGTAAAGTAATTTCAATACAGCAAAAGAATAATGGTGTATTAGAAATGGGGATTAAGAAGCAGAGGTTTGGAGCAGTTGGTGGAAAGTTATTATATCAATGGGATATAAACACAGGACTTTTTACAAATATACCTAGTTATGATGACGCACAGCCAAAAGAACGAACTGAAAGAAAAGTAAGAGAAGTTAGAAAGCAATTTAACGATGTTGCTGACATTTTTTAATTGACTTATTAAAATGCATATAGTATAATGATAGATATAAGGATATATAACATTTTAAGGAGTGGTTCTATGGAAGAAATTTGGAAAGATATTGAAGGTTGGGAGGGGTTGTATCAAGTTAGTAATATGGGAAATGTAAGAACTTTACATTATAAAAAACCATATTTAATGCACCCTGTTACAGATGCGAAGGGCTATAAACGTGTGAGTTTTACACAGCGAAATATTACACGCTATAAGCGTTATGGGGTTCACAGATTAGTAGCACAAGTGTTTGTACCTAATCCTGATAATTTACCTCAAATAAATCATAAAGACGAAAATAAACAAAATAACTGTGCGGATAATTTGGAGTGGTGTACTGCAAAGTACAATAGCAAGTATGGCAATCATCTTAAAAATGTGAGTGAATCCCGTAAGGGTATTGTGTTTACTTCGGAGCATTTAAACAATCTAAGAATTTCACACGCAAAATCACAGGGTAGACGTGTTATACAGTATGATATAAATGGGTGTGAAGTGGCACGTTACCCAAGTATATCAGATGCGGCACGCTCTGTTGGTTCAACTGTTGCTAATATATCAGCTTGTTGCCGGCATAAAAATAAATCTGCGTGCAGTTATAAATGGGAGTATGAATAGTATGTAGTTAGGTGGTGGTTAAATGCAAATTAACGGATTACAATTTAATTGTGAATTATCAGATATAATACAAGAATTACAAACACAATTAAGAATAAATAATATACCATTATTACAAATAACAAGAGATAGTGGTGAGGATATTATGTGCAGTTGTCCATACCACAAAGACGGACAAGAACGAAAACCGTCAGCAGGTATAAGAAAAAGTGACGGATTATTTCATTGCTTTGCGTGTGGTGAGACACACAGCCTACAAGAAGTAATCTCACATTGTTTCGGGCATTATGATGATGTTATAGGGGCTTATGGTTGGAATTGGCTGACAAAAACCTTCTTAACAGTAAATGTGGAAGAACGCAAATGGATAGATTTGGACTTGTCAAGGGACAGTACAAGTGAAAAAGCTACACCTAAGTATGTTAGTGAAGAAGAATTAGACAGTTATAGATATTATCATAATTATATGTGGAAAAGGAAATTGAATAAAGAAATTGTAGATTTATTTGATATAGGTTATGACAAAAAGACTGATTGTCTAACATTCCCAATTCGTGATATAAATGGAAACTGCTTATTTGTGGCAAGGCGAAGTGTTAAGACAAAATATTTCAATTACCCATCAAAAGCCGAGAAACCTCTTTATGGATTATATGAATATTTAAGAACAACACCAAGACGACACAGTGGAAGGAATGATGAAGTGATTGTATGTGAAAGTATGTTAGACGCATTGACAGCTTGGGTATATGGTAGGTATGCAGTTGCTATGAATGGGCTTGGTGCTGAATTGCAATTTAAGCAACTAAGTGGATTGCCTTGTCGCAAGATTATACTTGCAACAGATAATGATGAAGCAGGAATGAAAGCAAGAAAAAGAATAAGGGCAAATGTAAAGAATAAAATTATAACGGAATATATATTACCACAAGGCAAAAAAGACTTGAATGAACTAACAGAAGAAGAATTTAATAATTTGGAAGAGGTATTTTAATGACAATACAAAGCAGAGTGTATATAAGTGGGAAAATAACAGGTACCGACGATTATATAAAACGATTTGAAAAAGCAGAAAATCATATTAAAAATACAGGCTTGCTGTATGTTATCAATCCAGCAAAAGTAAATGCACAGTTACCTCACGAAACAACATATAATCAGTATATCAAGATGTCATTATGTATGCTTGAAATGTGCGATACTATTTATATGCTAAAAGGTTGGAAAGATAGCAAAGGTGCAAGGTTAGAATGGGGGTATGCAAAAGCAAATAATTATAGAATAATTTACGAAAAGTAGTTGACATATATATAAATATGTAGTATAATGTTGTTAAGTTAAACAACTATTATAAATTTATAAGGAGATTTAAACGTATGAAAGGGTATAAAGTTTTTGAACCTGATTGGACATGCAGAGGTTTTCAATATGCAGTTGGTGAAGTATTTGAAGAAGATGTGACACCTTTCTGTTGCAACAGAGGACTTCACTTCTGCAAAGAACTGAAAGACTGCTTCAATTATTATCAATTCAATCCTGAAAACAAGGTTGCAGAGATTGAAGCACTTGGTGATATTGACACCCAAGATGATGGCAGCAAATGTTGCACCAACAAAATCAAAATTGTTCGTGAAGTCAGTTGGGAGGAAGTTTTGAAAATGGTCAATATGGGAAAAGCCAATGCAGGACTTTGCAACAGCGGTGATTGCAACAGCGGTAATTACAACAGCGGTAATTACAACAGCGGTGATTGGAACAGCGGTGATTGGAACAGCGGTGATTGCAACAGCGGTAATCGCAACAGCGGTAATTACAACAGCGGTAATTACAACAGCGGTGATTGGAACAGCGGTAATCGCAACAGCGGTAATTACAACAGCGGTAATTACAACAGCGGTGATTGGAACAGCGGTGATTGCAACAGCGGTAATTACAACAGCGGTGATTGGAACAGCGGTGATTGCAACAGCGGTAATCGCAACAGCGGTGATTGGAACAAGACTTCTTTTTCAAGTGGCTGTTTTAATACCAAAGAAGCAAAGACTCTGATGTTCAATAAACCTTCTGATTGGACTTTAAGTGATTGGTGGGATTCAGAAGCAAGATGGCTGTTAAATACAATTCAGAAAAATGTTTTTAAATGGATTGGGTCAGATGACATGACTGATGAAGAAAAAGAACAGTATCCTGAATATAAGACAACAGGCGGTTATCTTAAAGAGCTTGATGAATCTGAATGCGGTCAGATTTGGTGGAATAGGCTGTCAGACAGAGAAAAAGATGTCATCAAGGCGATTCCTAATTTTGACGCGGAGATATTTAAAGAAATAACAGGGGTAAATGTAGATGGAATATAAAGAGTTCTTAAAAACAAAAGAATACACATATCAGAATACAGGATTTGATATTGATATTTCAGAGTTAAATGAAAATCTATTTGACTTTCAAAAGCAGATAGTCAAATGGGCATTAAAGAAAGGTAAGTGTGCATTATTCCTAGATACAGGACTAGGAAAGACTATATGTCAGCTTGAATTTGCTAATCAGGTATGTAAACACGAAAATGGAAAAGCACTTATTTTAGCACCGCTTGCAGTAAGTAAACAGACAAAACAGGATGGTGAAAAGTTTGGAATAGAAGTCAATATTTGCAGAACACAAACAGATGTAAAAGACGGAATAAATATTACAAACTATGAAATGTTACAGCATTTTAATCCTAATGAATTTTGTTGTGTTGTACTTGATGAAAGTAGTATATTAAAATCATTTAGTGGTAAAATGAGTACAGAAATAATTGAAACATTCAGATTTACAAAATATAAGTTAGCTTGTACTGCCACTCCATCGCCTAATGATTATCAAGAGTTAGGTACTCATTCTGATTTCTTAAATATTATGTCACGAACAGAAATGCTTGCAACATTTTTTATTAATGACGCAAAGGAAAGTCAATGGAGAATGAAGCGACACGCAGAAAGTAAGTTTTGGGAGTGGCTTGCAACTTGGGCAATGGTTGTTAAAAATCCAGCCGATATAGGTTATTCAGATGAAAGATATAATTTACCAAAATTAAATATAGAGCATATTATAGTTGATAGTAAAGCTGATAAAGGGGCATTACTTCCATCGGCGGCACAAACATTACAAGAACGCAGACAAGCAAGAAAAGACAGTATGCAAGATAGAATATCTGTTGTAGGCGACTTGTTAAAAGATATGGATAGTTGCTTAATTTGGGTAGATTATAATGACGAGAGTACATCAATAGCTAAACAGTTTGGAATAATAGAGGTAACTGGTTCTGATAGTGATGAACATAAAGAAAATGCAATGCTTGGATTTGCAAATGGTGATATAAAATATCTTGTTAGCAAGCCATCTATTTGTGGATTTGGAATGAACTTTCAAAAGTGCCATAATATGATATTTTGTGGTATATCTGATAGTTATGAAAAATTCTATCAAGCTGTAAGAAGATGTTATCGTTTTGGACAGACAGAAGAAGTAAACGTATATGTTATTATAAGTCAAAAAGAAATAAGTGTATTAAATAATATAAAACGAAAAGAAGGACAACATCAAAGAATGTCACAGAATATGATTGATAGGACATCATCAATTCTTAAAAACGAAATACATTCAACTATGAAAATAACAGAGGACTATATAGCTGATAAGTTAGTAGTAATTCCTAGTTGGGTAAAGACAGAAAGTGAGGAATATTAAAATGGATATTAAGTGTAAAGACCAATACGAGGGAAACGGATTTGTATTATATAATGGAGATAGTTGTGAAATAATGAAAGCTATTCCAGATAATAGTATTCATTATTCTATTTTTAGTCCGCCTTTTGCAGAATTGTATGTCTATTCAAACACAGTAAGAGATATATCTAATTGTAAAGATATAGAGGAATTTTCAGAGCAGATGAAGTTTATTTTATCTGAATTATACAGAATTATGATGAATGGTAGACTTGTATCAATTCATTGTATGGATTTATGTACGCAAAAGCAAAGAGATGGATTTATAGGAATATATGACTTATCAGGACTAATGATAAGGTTATTTCAAGACGCAGGATTTATTTATCATTCTAGGGTGACAATATGGAAAGACCCAGTAGTAGCAATGCAAAGAACAAAAGCAATAGGATTGTTATACAAGCAATTAAAGAAAGATAGTGCAATGTCAAGACAAGGACTTGCGGATTATGTGCTAACATTTAGAAAGCCTGGAGAGAATGAAGAAAGAATAGAACATGACGAAGATACTTTCCCATTACCCCTCTGGACTAAGTACGCAAGTCCAGTTTGGAACGATATTAACCCGTCAGATACACTACAACGACAGAGTGCGAAAGAACAAGCAGATGAAAAACATATGACCCCAACACAATTAAGTGTGTGGGAAAGATGTATAGAATTATGGACTAATCCTAATGATATAGTATTCACTCCATTTTTAGGAATAGGAAGTGAAGTATATCAAGCATTAAAAATGGGAAGAAGAGGTGTAGGAATAGAATTAAAAGAAAGCTATTATAATCAAGCAGTAGCAAATTGTAAAGGAATAGCAGCAGCACCGAAAAAATTAAGTTTATTTTAAAAAACCTATTGACAAATGACTAAATGTGTGTTATATTATTAATTGTAAACAGCAGATGGTTTACAAACTATAAAACTTAAAAAACAAGGAGATAAAATTATGGAGCTTTTAATTCTTTTAATCGTAATGACAGGTTTAGGTGCTTTGACAATAAAATGCATGAAAAAAGAAGATTCTATCATTGAGCTTGAAGATAAAATCATAGCGGATATACACGAGTTTAATAAGAGAAATTTAAAATAATAAAACACCCTGACGAGTAGTTGAAAATTACTACGAAACCGCTGAAAGGCGGTCGGTGTTGAAAACACTAAAACTATAGAATATTTTAAAAACAAGAAAGGTTAAAACGGTGAAAACTATGGCAACAAAGAAAACAACAACAGAAACAGATATTATCGAAGTACAGCCTATTAGGGTTGAGAAGAGAATAATTACAATAGTCGGAGATACACCACTTATTGTTCACGCCTGGAGTGAGAAAGCTAAAAAGGAAATGCTCGAAAAGCAGATGAAAACAACAAAGACTTCAGGCAAATCAGTTCGTGACCCGTTCAGTGAATTTATGAATGCTTGTTATTGGATTACAGAAAAGCCAACTGAAAATACACCTGAAGCATTTGAAGAAGCTTGTAAAAACGGTGCAAAGTTCGGATTTCCAGTAACAGCAATTAAACAAGCAGCTGCAAGTGCAATGGTCAGGCGAGGAATTGAGAAAAATAAAATGGGTATGCGAGGGGCATTTTTCATTGACGGAATCGGTGACGATTTATTAGGAGAAATAATAACACCTGAACCACCTGAAATGCGTGAGGATATGGTTAAAATTGGTGGGGTATCTAAAACAAGTGATTTAAGATATAGACCGATGTTTAAAAACTGGAAAATGAATTTAATAATTTCATATGATGTAAATAGTTCATATACATTCGAGCAAATTGTAAATGCAATTAATATGGGTGGTTTCTCATGTGGAATTGGAGAATGGAGACCTGAAAGAGACGGACAGTTTGGAAAGTTTCATGTTGAGTAAATAATATATAGTTGTGGTCGGGCAGTCATGGTGAGTTCAGTTTAGTTGGGTTCTGTTGTGTTAAGTCAGGGTTAGGCAGCTGCGGTCAGGTGAGTTATGCTGAGTTTTGTTGAGTTAAGTTTAGTTTTGGTCTGTTGAGGCAGTTGAGGTGCGTTCTGGTATGTTATGTTGCGTTTAGTCGGGGCAAGGCAAGATACGGCAGGAGAACTAAAGAAAGGAGGAGAACTCAAAAATGGTATATCAATTTAAACAAGCAAGTCAAATAAAAGCAAATGCACAAGCAACAGGCGAGTTGTGTAGACAGTTAGAAAATACAGTAGGACTAACACCTAAAACATTGTTAGACGCAAGTAGAGATGAAAATTCACTTTTGCACAATGAATTTGAGTGGCAAGATGATATAGCAGCAGAAAAGTATAGAGAACAGCAAGCAGGACATATCATAAGAAGTCTTATTGTAGTATCAGAAAAAGAAGAAACCGAACCAATAAGAGCGTTTTGTAGTATTAAAACAGATAAAGATTATAAATCAATATCTGTAATAGTCAACAAGCCCGATTTATATGAATTGTTAATAGAACAGGTATATAAAGATTTACAAGCATTCAAACAAAAATACGAAACATTATCAAACAATGAACAATTAAAAAATCTATTCAATGAAATAGATAAAATTATTAAAAGAAAGTGAGATTAAAACTATGGCAAGATTTCGTTATGATGAAGTTGATAACTATGGAGGAACGGGGGGCGCAGGATATTTCAGTCTTAAAAATGATAAAGATGTTGCAAGAGTAAGATTTATGTATAATGATATTAATGATGTCGAAGGTTTTGCAGTACATCAAGTAGAGGTTGACGGAAAAAAGAGATATGTAAACTGCCTCAGAGAATATAACGAGCCTACCGATAAATGCCCATTCTGTGCAAATCATCAATTTCAGACAGCAAAACTCTTTATTCCTCTTTACAATGTTGATGAGAACAGAGTACAGGTTTGGGAAAGGGGAAAGAAATTTTTTGCAAAAATCAGTTCAATTTGTGCAAGATATAATGACCTTGTATCGCATACATTTGAAATTGAAAGGAACGGTAAAGCAGGTAGCACCCAGACCACATATGAGATTTACGAAGTGGACAAGGACGATACAACACTTGAAGATTTACCTGAACTTCCCGAAATTCTCGGTGGACTTGTATTAGACAAAAATGCGGATGAAATGAATTATTACCTTGATAATGGTGAATTCCCGTCAGAAGATGAAGAACCTACAAGACGCAGAGAAACAAGACAGTCCGAAAGCAGAGAAGAAAGACCTACAGGAAGAAGAACACCAGCAAATACAGGCGGAAGAGGTGATAGGTTCTGATGGCAGAAATGATAGCAATAAACAATAGTAGAAATTGTGCTAATTGTAATAAGTTGAACGTATGTAAATATTCAGTAGAAGTGAAGGATATTGAAATTTTGCTAAAGTCAAAGTTGACCTCAAAGAGTCTGCCTCTCACTATCAATATTATTTGCAAAGAACATTCTAACTCTATAACGGTGAAGTGATATAATGGCATTGTTTGAAGTACCGAAAAGAGCAGGACGAGAAAACGATAATGCTATTGTCAAAAAGGTAAATTCCAAAGCAAAAACCTCTACCACCACTATAAAAGGTGGTGGAGGAATACTTGGAAGAATAGCAGAAATAAAAGCTATGGTTTCTAAGAATTTAGGAAAATATAAGGATGAATATATTGTAATACAGGACGAAAATGAGTATTATAGATATATTGATAGTTGCATATCGCAGGGAGTTATCTCTATAGATACAGAAACCACAGGACTTGACCCAATGCAGGATAAAATAGTGGGTTTATGTATTTACACACCAGGAGAAAAGGCAGCTTATGTACCTATCAATCATATATCTTATGTGACAAGCGTAAAGGTGGACGGGCAGTTATCCATAGAAGTTGTAAGAAACGGTTTGCAGAGAATAAAAGATAACAATACAAAAGTTATAATGTTCAATGCAAAATTTGATATTCGTGTATTAAGAAATCAAGTAGGTGTCTATTTAACCTGCTATTGGGACTGTTATTTAGCAAGTAGATTGTTAAATGAAAACGAACCAAATAAAGGCTTGAAAAAACTTCATCAAAAGTATGTGCTTAACGGCGTAGGAGACGCATTTAAGTTTGACGAATTGTTTAAAGGCATATCATTTGACAATATACCTATACAGACAGGTTACTTGTATGCAGCACACGATGCTATTATAACTTATGAATTATACGAGTATCAAAAACCATTCCTGATGACAGACAATGAGGAATGTATTAGAAGAGGCTTGCAAGGTGTGTCATGGGTATTCTTTAATATAGAAATGCCTTGTGTGGAAGTTGTATGCGATATGGAAGATAATGGTATAGAACTTGATTTGGATTATGCTAATGAATTATCTGTAAAATACAATGCTTTACTTGAAGAAAAGACCAACGAGTTTTACAATATTTGTAGTATGTATGAAAAAGAAATTCAGGAGTACAAACAGAAAAATTCTAATCATAAATTAAGTGACCCTATAAACATAGGTTCATCAACACAACTTGCAATATTGTTATATGATATATTAGGAATTGAGCCACCAGATAAAAAATCTCCGAGAGGTACAGGAGTTGATATATTACAGAAAATAGATAACCCTATATGCAAAGCAGTATTAGAATATAGAACGGTATCTAAACTAATAACAACATATATCGACAAATTACCGAATTGTGTAAATCCAAAAGATGGAAGAATACATTGTAATTTTAATCAGTATGGTGCGGATACGGGCAGATTTTCAAGCAGTGACCCAAATTTACAGAACATTCCTAGCCATAATAAGGATATTCGTAAGATGTTCAAAGCTCAGGATGGATATATACTAATGTCATCTGATTACTCATCTCAAGAACCAAAATGTTTAGCAGCATTATGTGCTAAGGCAGGTGACCCTCAAATGTTAAATACCTTTTTAGCAGGGAAAGATTTGTATTCAGAGATTGCAAGTAAGGCATTTAATGTTCCTTATGATGATTGTCGTGAGTTTAGACCTGACGGCACTACAAATGAGCAAGGTAAAGGTAGGCGAAGTCAAGCTAAAGGAATTTTGTTGGGTGTATTGTATGGGCGAGGTGTATCTAGTATAGCAGAACAGTTGCATACAACGACTAAAAAAGCACAAGAAATAAAAGATAGTGTATTCAAAGGTTTTCCTGCTATTAAAGAATTTGAAAAAGCAAGTTTAGAAATGGCAGAAGATGTTGGATATGTAACAACAGTTTGTGGTAGAAAAAGAAGATTGCCTGATTTACAGTTACCAGAATTTGAGTTCAAGTGGAAAGACGGCTATCCAAAAGACGATGACTTGCTTGACTTCGATAACGAGGACGAAGAAGTATCTACCGAAGTTCCACCAGATATACAAGATTATTATCTACGAAAATTATCAAATGCTTACTTCACACAGAAACGAAGGATTTTTGAAGAAGCAAGTGCAGAAGGAGTGCAGATAATAGACAATGGTGGAAAGATAGCAGACGCTGAAAGACAATGCGTGAACAGTCGTATTCAAGGGTCGGCGGCAGATTTAACAAAGTTAGCAATGATTGAACTTAATAACAATGCAAGACTAAAAGAATTAGGATTTAGATTGTTAATACCAGTTCACGATGAAGTAATAGCAGAATGTCCTGAAGAAAATGTAAAGGAATGTTCGCAGTTGTTAGCAAGTACAATGTCACATGCTGCAGAAGAAATTCTTAAAATGCCTATTAAATGTGATGTTGAGATTACAAGAAGTTGGTATGGGGAGGAAGTGAGTGTTTGAAATTAGATAAACCATTAAGACTTATAGAATTGTTTGCAGGATATGGAAGTCAAGCATTAGCATTGGAATATCTTAATATCCCATTTGAACATCATTTTGTATGTGAATTTGATAAGTATGCAATGCAATCGTATAATGAAATTCACAACACAGATTTTAAAGTATCTGATATAAGAGATATTAGTGCTGATGATTTGAATATAGTAGAAACAAATAAATACAAATATTTAATGACATATTCATTTCCTTGTACCGACTTATCCGTTGCAGGCAAGCAAAAAGGAATGGCTAAGGGCAGTAATACAAGTAGTAGTTTATTGTGGGAAGTTGAAAGATTATTAAACGAGTGTACTAATTTACCACAGTATCTATCGATGGAAAACGTGCCACAAGTAATAGGACAGAAGAATATTAACCATTTTAAACAATGGACTAATTTTCTCTATCGACTTGGATATAGAAACTATTATCAGATAATGAATGCAGCTGATTATGGTATTCCACAGCATAGAGAGAGAGTAATAATGGTTAGTATTTTAAAGACCGAAAATACTCAATTTGTATTCCCAGAGCCTATTAAACTTGACAAGCTGATGATTGATTATTTAGAGCCATTAGTATCAGATAAATATGTATTAAAGGGCACTTCTGTAACATATGTTAATGACAAGCTGGAGCAGACTAGAGCTGTCAATGGGTTTGAAACACTTGCAACAGATGGAAACACTGTAACTGTAACTATTAGTACATCAAGCTGGCATAGTTCAGATAACTTTATTCGCTGCAATCAAATAGGTATGCTTGATATAAACAATTATGAAAGTGTTAACAGATTATATAGTCCGATAGGACTATGTCCGACAGTTAAAACGTGTTGTGGTGGAAGTCAACATATAAAAGTGCAAGATAAAGAATATATAAGACGATTAACACCGCTTGAATGTTTTAGGTTAATGGGAGTAAAAGATGAAGATTATAATAAATTAACTTGTTCGGATAGACAAAAATACAAACAAGCAGGAAATAGTATAGTAGTAAATGTACTAATGGCAGTTTTTGAAAATTTATTTATAAAAGATTGCAAAGAAAACAGATTATTTTAAGGAGGAATAAAAAATGAAGTTATCAATTAAGGCAGACAAATTAAAAGAAATGGTAGCGAGGTCAGTTAAAGGTGCAAGTAATAATAAAATGCTACCGATTACCGGACTTATGGCTATTGAGTTAAAGAATAATATTTTAACTCTTATTACAACAGACGCAACAAATTATCTCTACATCAAGGACGATAAGGTAGATGGTGATGATTTTTATGTTGTAGTTCAAGTTGATAAGTTTTCAAAGTTGATAACAAAGTTGACTTGTGATACAGTGTCGCTTGAATTAAAAGAAAATGAACTTGAGATTATAGGAAATGGTAAGTACAAGATTGAATTACCATTAGACGAAAATGGAGAACCTATTAGATACCCTAATCCGTTAAGTGGTTTTGACTTCGATACTGTACCAACTGAGATAAATTTATCAACAGTTAAAACAATTCTTAATACTGTAAAACCAGCACTTGCAGTAACAATGGAAGTACCTTGTTATACAGGTTATTATGTCGGAGATAATGTAGTTGCAACAGACACATATAAGATATGTGGAATGGGAGTAAAATTACTTGATACACCAACATTGATAAGTGCAGAAATGATGAACTTGTTAGATGTAATGACAGAAGAAAAGATTAGTGTTACATCAAACGATAACAAACTTGTATTCAGAACAACTGATTGTATAGTATATGGAACAGTAATGGACGGCATAGATGATTATGCGATAAACGCAATTAATGGGCTTTTGAACGAGGAGTTTGAAAGTGTATGTAAACTTCCTAAGAACACACTGTTGCAGTTACTTGATAGACTTTCCTTGTTTGTCGGAACATATGATAAAAACGGTATTTACCTGACATTTACAAATGAGGGTGTTGTTGTATCAAGTAAAGCGTCAAATGGTACTGAATTGATTAAATATTCAGACAGTAAAAACTTTAAAGATTTTACTTGTTGTGTGGATATTGAAATGCTTAGAACACAAGTTAAGGCACAGGCAAGCGATGTGATTGAATTATGGTATGGCAAAGATAACGCAATTCGTCTTACAAATGGTGACATTACTCAAATTATAGCTTTGCTTGAAGATGATAGAATCTCAGAATAATAAATAACAAAGTTGGAGCAGGTACATAAAATAGCTGCTCCATTTTTTGAAAATCTTTAAAACACCCATTGACAAATACATAAATGTGTATTATAATATTGAATGTAAACAAATAACAAAGAAGAATAACAATGGCACGAAACAGTCTTAAAGATATAACTTGACAATCAATCTAACATATGTTATAATAAATCCCGTAAGAGGTCGAGACTTACAAAATATCTTTAATCTGTTAATTACGCTCATTGGATAAATGTGTATGCTCGACCCATACACACCAGTGAGTGTTTTTATGTTTTAAGGAGATTTATTGTGCAAGAAATTTGGAAAGACATGGTTGGATATGAAGAATTCTATCAAGTAGGTAATTTAGGCAATGTGAAGTCTTTAGCACGAACCTGCGGCACTTCAAGAAAAAGGTATACTTGTGCCGAACGTGTTTTAAAACAAAATACTGCGAGAGGATATTACACAGTCTCATTATATAAAGGAAGTAAATGTAAACAATTTAGAGTGAACAGATTAGTGGCACAGGCATTTATACCAAATTCGGATAACCTACCAATTATAAACCACAAAGACGAGAATAAACAAAATAATTGCGTGGATAATCTTGAAGTGAAGCAACAAGAAAACTGATAAGTGAAAAAATCAAACAAAAGTATGCAGAAAGGATGTATGATAATGTCAAGAAATAGTTTACGTTCGATTTGTCGTTTAATTGAAACCGTAAAAACAGAACTACCACCAGAACAAGAGTTCTTGGCAGACCTTAAAAGGAGCATTGAATTAACTGATGAAAAGAACGCAAGAAAACCGAGTCAAACATATAAACCAAGTTCAATGGGTTGTATTAGAGGTATGTATTATCAAATAATTGGTAAAGAACAAGATAAAGGTAATTCAAGCTATTGTTTAGTTGGAATATGTAATAGTGGAACTGATATTCACGATAGGACACAGAAAGCAGTAATGCAAATGAAAGAAAATGGGATTGATTGTGAATATTGTAATGTTGCAGACTATGTAAAATCAAGACACCTTGATTATTTGGATATTGTAAGTCAACAAGGTAACGAGACAAAATTATATCACAAAATACTTAATATGTCTTTTCTGTGTGATGGAATTATAAGATATAAGGGTAAATATTACATACTTGAGTTAAAGACAGAGAGTATTTATAAATGGCAAAGTAGGCAAGGTGTAGATGAGAAGCATTATGCACAAGGTACAGCATATTCAGTGGCATTTGGAATAGACCAGGTTATATTTGTTTATATAAACAGAGATAACCTTGACAGTAAAGCATTTATGTTTGATGTAACGGATGAAATGAAACATAAATTAGTTGGAAAAATTGAAGAATGTGATAGGTATGTTAATACAAGCACGGTTCCACCAAAACCTGAAAATGCTAATGCAAAAATATGTCAATACTGTTCATACAGAAACAGTTGTAAAAAGGATGTGTGATATTTATGACAAAAGAACAATTAGAAAAAGATAGGGATGACTGGAAACAGCAAGCACAATCGCTGCAAGATGATATAGACGGTTTAAATGAATACATTTCAGAACTTGAATTTAAAAATGCAGAATTACTAAATACTGGTGTGTATATTAAAGATTTGGACAATTTTAAGTTTAAACTTAGATATTCTAAGCAGTTCTCAAACGAAGAAATGATTAAATTTGAGGATTTTATTGATGAATATGCGAGGTACTATAATGTCTAAAATAAATCGTGGTAAAGCATTTGAACAAAAGATCAAAGAAGCATTTGAGAAAGTACATGATGTATCAATAGACAGAATAAACGATAATATGAACGGTTATAAAGGCATTGCAGGAATATGTGATTTTACTGTTTATAAATATCCATATATATGCTATCTTGAATGTAAATCCTGTTATGGCACTACATTACCCTTTTCTAATATAACGAATAATCAGTGGAATGGTATGTTAGAAAAATCAAAAATAAAAGGTATTACAGCGGGTGTGATGGTGTGGTTTATTGATTATGATAAAACAGTGTTCATACCCATACAGTCGTTACAACAAATGAAAGAAAAAGGTGACAAGAGTGTTAATGTTAAATATTTAGATAACATACTCAATTTAATATATATAAATGGTGTAAAGAAAGTGGTATTTATTGATTATGATGTGAGTAATTTCTTTAGAAATGTTGAGAGGTGTTTATTAAATGGGTAAAGATAACATATATGATAATATACAAGTGGACAAGATAAAACAAATAAAATTAAATGTGGAAAATAATTCACATTTAATCGAAAACATTGTAAATGATATTATACGACCCTACATAAAAGACCTTGATAGTTATGTGCAGTTTATAGCCGACATACTCAAAGATGGACAAAATCCACCGACCGCAAATGAGCTTGATGATTTTTGCTTAAATTTATCAACATATATATACTTTGCAGGAGGTATGTGTGAGCAATTAGGAATAAGAGATGATATAAGTAAGGCAGTTTATAAGGAAATGTACCATACAACAAGAACTAATCAAGACAGAGGCACAGTAGCCGATAAAGATAGTTTAGCAGAATTATGTAGTCAACAAGAACAGCTCACTAACATTGCATATCACCGTGCTTATTCTATAATGAAAAGTAAAGTGGCAAATGCACAAGAATTATTAAGTAGTTGTAAAAAAGTAATAAGCAGGCGTATGCAAGAACAAACATTAGTTAATATTAGTAATAATTAAATATGGAGTAGATGGTATGAGGTTCAATATTGACGATTATAAAGGTAATTATGCAATGCATTGTAAGACTGAGAAAGAAGCAGAAGATTTTTACAAATATCTTGATAGTGTTGGCAAAAGGTGGAGCAGTGGTGACAGATACACTGAACTTAACTACTGGGATGATTATAAAGAAGAGACCTGTTATGGGTTTAATGAAGGAATGTTCGGTCCGTTAAGCTTTTACAAAGATGATGGCTACACTATCTTAGAATGGAGTGATTTCATACCATACAAATTCACTAAATCAGATCTGAAAAATGGCGATGTTATTTTAAGAAGAAACGGCAGAGTTGAGATCGTCTGTCTTGAAACCAATTGCTTAATAAACCCCCGTGGCTTCAATTACATCTCCGATATTAACGAAGAATTAAAAGACATCAGTGGAGAAAAATATGATGTTGTTGCTGTTCGCAGACCTCAAAAACCGTCCGATTGTCAATTTGATGCTTTTGACAACAAACTGGGTGAACTTGTGTATGAAAGACCAGAAGTTGAAGAAATGACACTTGAACAAGTGTGCAAAGCTTTAGGTAAACAAATTAAAATTGTGGGGTGAAGAATTTTGGAGGAAATTAAGGTAGTATTGGATGATGGAGCATATATGCCTGAAAAAGCACATAATGCTGATGCTGGTTTTGATATAAAAACACCTAAATCATTTTACTTAGGTTATGACGGTGTTGAAGTTATTGATACAGGTGTTCATATTGCAATACCTGAGGGATATGTTGGATTTTTAAAATCAAAATCAGGATTAAATGTCATTGATGGAATAACAACAGAAGGTGTTATTGATAGTGGTTACACAGGTAGTATTAAGGTTAGATTACAGCGTCGTGCAGAACATTCATACGGTTGGAAACAATTTAGAAAAGGTGATAAAATCACTCAACTTGTTATCTTACCAATACCTGATGTTAAATTACTTGAAGTTGAAAGTTTAGAAGAAACTGAGCGTGGAAATAATGGATTTGGAAGTACGGGTAGATAATTATGATAAAAATTGAAAATACAGAAGTAGTAGGTTGGGAGCCAGCTATTAGAGGCATGAGAAACCCAATGAATAGTTGGGATAAAAGTGATAGTTATGAAAATTATGAGGTAGATTTTGAAAACGATTGTGAAATACGAACACCTTATTATAGAGTAGGTGTTGGTGATTTATCGCTTATGAAAAAACTAATAAAAGCAGGAACAGACCACAGAAAGTTTATGCGAATGATAACAGTGTATGTTGACATTACAGCCCCTATGTACTGGTGGAAGGAGATGGATACATACAAGGTTGGTACAGTTAGAAATTCTTGTAGTACAATGCACAAGATACAGGCAAAAGAGTTTACTATTTATGATTTTAGCTATGAGCATTTAATTGACGAATTTGAAGATTTTGAAGATTTGGTAGGTATTACTGACGAAGATGACCAGGATTTGTTTGTAGGTGGTAAAGACTGTTTATTGCAAGTTGTAAAATATTTAAACACATACAGAGAAAAATATATTGAAACCAAAGATAAGAAATATTGGTGGCAAATGATACAACTATTACCGTCAAGTTATAATCAAAAATCAACAGTAATGTTAAATTATGAAGTATTAGCTAATATGTATAAATCAAGAAAAAATCACAAGCTTGATGAGTGGCACGATTTTTGTCATTGGATTGAAAGTTTGCCTTATTCAGAATTAATTACAGGAGAATATGAAAATGAAAATCAAGAAAGGATTTAATAGTGTATATGGTGTAGATCTAACAGCTAAAGAAAAGAAAGCGTTAGAGTTGGAAGTTAAAAGACAATTAGCGGAATATGATACTAAACATTCTCACGAAATGGATGCCATAGTGTTATGGGTATTACATACTCAGTTTGGATTTGGTCATAAGCGTCTTAAAGAATTTTTTGATTGTTTTAGTGTTGCAGTTAGTGAGCTAATAGAAAGATATGAACTCGAAAACTCGGATGCAGTTTGGTTGTGTACTCACCAATTAAAAGAATATGGTATTGACATAGCACAGTGGAATAGAGAAAGAAATGAGTGATTGCAATGAAAAAAGAATTAGTAATACATCCGTCACACTACAATACATCAAATAGAAAAGAATGTTGGAATGAGATGATCGAATTGTTTGGGGTAGAAGCAGTAGCAATATTTGATGTATTGTCGGCTTATAAATATTATTATAGAGCAGGTAATAAAGAAGGAAACCCTGAAGAACAGGACAAAGCTAAAATTGATAATTATATGACACACGCTGGTAATTTGCTTACGCATGCCGATTATTGCGATAATGCAGCTGAATGTTTCTTGAAAATGGAGGGTATATTAAATGGCAAGTCAGCTTGATACTATAATGAAAGATTTTAATAAGAAGTTTAAAGAAAACCTTATTCATCAAGGACTGTCGGAATATAGATATGATAGAATACCATTCACAAGCCCCCGAATGAATTATACAACATTTGGAGGCTTGCCTGTTGGCAAGTTAATTGAGTTCTATGGTGAAGAACATGGGGGGAAAGCGTTAAGCTTAGATTGTAAAATATTAACACCGTCAGGTTATGTTAAAATGCGGAATATTTCAGTCGGTGACACTGTAATTGATGGGAAAGGAAAAGCAACACAAGTAGTCGGTGTATATCCACAGGGAGTGCGTACAATGTATAGAGTCACATTAAGTGACCATACCACTGTAGATTGTTCTGACGAGCATTTGTGGAGTGTATATAAACACTCAAAATCAGGTAAAAAACTAGTTTTACAAACACTCTCCGTACAAGAAATGTTAAATTCGTATAAATATACAAATCCAACAAACAAGAAGCACTTTTACTATTATTCATTACCAACACCTATAATTGAAAGTATTGACATTAATAATGATTTAGAAATAGACCCTTATTTATTGGGTATTTTAATTGCGGATGGTGCGCTGAGTTCTAACTTTGGAATATCGCTGCCCGAAGATGATATTAAAGATACTGTTATTAGTCTATTGAGTAAATTTGATATGACACTTACTCATTATAATACTACTGCGGATTACGACTATTCTATTGTGTATAAAACTACAGTTAATCATAATCAGTTCACAGAAAATAACGGCTTAAAATCTATATTAAAATCTTTAAATTTGTTATGTAAATCCACTGATAAACATATACCTAAAGATTATTTATATACAAGTGTTGAAAATAGGGTGTCACTATTAAGGGGATTATTTGATGGTGACGGTTATATAAGTGAAGACGGCAAGATGTCATTTAGCACAAGTAGTAAACAATTATCAGAAGATTTTGCATTTTTAGTCCGTTCGTTAGGTGGAATTGATTATATTAATGCAAAGCGTGGTAGATATAAAAATAAATATGGTAAGTATGTAGAGTGTAACACCAGTTATAATCACACTATTGTATTTAATAATGATATTATTCCATTCAGTTCTGAAAAGCATAGAAGCAGATATGTTTCAGATAGAAATTCTTACTCAAGAAAAATTATAAATATTGAGAAGATAGATGACTCCGAATGTCAGTGTATTAAAGTTGCAAGTGATTGTCATACATTTATTATTGAAAACGAAATAGTGACACATAATACCACTACAGCATTAGATATCATTGCAAATTATCAAAATATGCAAGACGCAAGAAAAGTATTGTATGCTGATTGTGAGAATACACTTGATGTCGAATGGGCAAGAAAATTAGGTGTTAATGTTGATGATATGATTATATTACAGCCTACAAATCAATCAGCAGAACAGATATTTGAACTTATACTTAATGCTATTGATACAGGAGAGGTTGGATTGGTTGTTATTGATAGTTTGGGCGTAATGGTAAGTCAGCAGGCACTTGATAAGACAATGGAAGATAAGACCTATGGAGGAATTGCTATGGCATTAACATTATTTAGTAAGAAAGCTGAAATGTTATGTCAAAGACATAAATGCACCGTTATAGGCATTAATCAGCAGAGAGAGGATATGAATAATCCTTACGGAGGCACAACTACAACGGGAGGTAAGGCATGGAAACATAATGTATCTGTGAGACTTGAATTTAGAAAAGGTAAGTATATTGATGAAAAAGGAAACGAATTAACGAGAAGTGCAGAAAATCCCGTTGGAAATCTTGTAATGGTAAATATGACAAAGAATAAAACTTGCCCTCCGACAAGGCGTATCTGTCAATACACATTAAATTATGAAACAGGAATAGACTATTTAAAAGACATTGTGGATGTCGCAATTAAATACGGCATGATTGATAAGCGTGGAGCTTGGTTTAATATTATAGATATTGAAACAGGCGAGGTAATAGAGGGCAATATACAGGGTCAAGCAAGAGTATATGAATATTTAGAAGAACATACGGACATTCTACAGAAATTAGAAGAAATGATAGATAAGAAGATACAGGAAAATTAACAAGAATTTAGCTGATAGAAATATCGGCTAATTTTTTCAAAAAATTTCAAAAAACATATTGACAAATACATAAATGTGTATTATAATATTGAATGTAAAAACAAATGATTTACAAACTATAAAAACTATGCAGGGGGATGAAAGTTGAATAATGTTTATATGTAACGACTGTACTGGTGTATTTGAATACCCTAAATTATATATAGAGTGTATAGGCGAGTGTTGGGGAACAACTGTTTATGAAACACTTCCTATTTGTCCTTATTGTGGAAGTGATGATATTGATGTTGATGAGTATCAAGAGGGGGAAATGATTGCAGAATGAATAGACCCACTCGGTTTTATAGTAATGCACAAGAGCGAAAAGTAGCAAAAGAGTTAGGTGGAAAACAAACACCTAACTCAGGGGCTACAAACTTCATTAAATCAGACATTTTAACTGATATCTTTGCAATAGAAGCAAAAACAGTAACAAAAGAACAAAAATCATTTACAATAAAAAAGGAATGGTTGGAAAAGAACAAAGAAGAAGCATTTGCAATGAATAAACCCTATTCAGCAGTTGTATTTGATTTTGGAGACGGCGTACAAAATTATATAATAGACGAGAAGCTATTTAAAATTTTACACGAATATTTATTACAACAGGAGGAATTATAATGCAAAACACCAATCAAAGAAAAGAAGTGTTGAATCACTTACAGACGAAAGGCTCAATAACGAGTGTAGAGGCAATTCAAAATTATGGGGCAACAAGATTATCTTCAATAATATTTGACTTGCGTAAATTGGGTTATAATGTTATAACTGAAATGACAGATGGTTATACAAGGTATGGAGAACATTGTCAGTATGCAACATATAGATTAAAGGATGGTGACACTAATGACGAGAGAACAAGCAGAAGCACAGATTTATGATAAGATATTGGAAATTGAAGAAATTTATAAGAAATATTATCCTGGTAATACATCGTATTTAAATATGACGATAGTTGATGGTGCTGTGCTTGTTAATAATAAATATTATGATAAGAAGTCAGTTGACGAGCATTATCCCATAAATTTTTGCAAGCGTTTATATGAGGAGGATTTGGATGAGTATATCGTTAGCTATTAAGTATAGACCGAATGATTGGAGTTCTGTTGTGGAGCAGTCGGCTACAAAAAAAATATTACAACAGCAATTAGATACAAAAACATTTAAAAATGCCTATTTATTTTGTGGAGCAGCTGGAACAGGTAAGACAACTTGTGCCAGAATATTTGCAAATGAAATAAACGAACATCAAGGTAATCCAATAGAAATGGATGCTGCAAGTAATTCATCAGTCGAAGATATTAGAGAAATTATACAGCAAGCAAAAACAAAATCTTTGAACAGTGAGTACAAAGTATTTATTATAGATGAATGTCACAGTTTATCGGATAAAGCTTGGCAAGCATTGTTAAAACTAATTGAAGAACCGCCTGCTAAATCAATATTTATTTTTTGCACTACTGACTCGCAGCGAATACCAAAGACAATTTTATCAAGAGTACAGCGTTACGATTTTAAACGCATTAGTCATAAGGGCATTGTAAACAGATTACATGAAATTTGTGTTAGAGAAGAACTCGCACCAATACCTGATGATGGTTATAATGACGCTCTTAATTTTATTGCTAATATCGCAGATGGCGGGATGCGTGATAGCATAACTCTTATGGATAAGTGCTTGGCATACTCAAAAGATCTAACATTAGAGAATGTTATTAAAGCATTAGGAACAGCAAATTATGATACAATGTTTAAATTGACAAATGCATTATTTGACAAAGACAGCAAGAAAGTAATTGAAATTATTGAAGATATTCATATGTCAGGGCTTGATTTAAAACAGTTTGTAAAGCAGTATATGCAGTTTATTCTTGATATTAATAAATATGATTGTTTAGGTACTTTTGATCATTTACAGATACCCGCTACAAAAGAATATGAAGAAGAATTAAAGTCTTATAGTGACTATGAGTTTGAAGCATGTAAACATTTACTTGATACACTGATTAAACTGAATAGTGACATAAAATGGGAAACTTCTGTTAAACCTGTTGTAGAAGCAATATTATTGTTGGAGTGTTGTAAAGAATGATCGGACAAGAAAATCTTCAAAATAGAATACAAGAACAGATTAGCAATAACACATTTCCAAGATTTGCAATATTAGTGGGGCAAAAAGGAAGTGGTAAGAAAACATTTGCAAGAAATATAGCAAAGTGGTTGTGTGAAAATATAATACAGTTGGAAGATGTAAAGGTTGATAGTATTAGAAATATGGTAGAAGAAGCATATAAGATACATACAAAAACTATTTACATAATTCCTGATGCAGATGTTATGTCATTAGCTGCAAAAAATGCTATATTAAAAATAACAGAAGAACCTCCTAACAATGCTATTTTCATAATGACATTACAAGATGAAAATAATACACTTGCAACCATAAGAAGTAGAGGAACAATATTCAGAATGGATAATTACAAACCAGTTGAAATACATGCGTTTGCGAATTATTATTTAAATCACACATTACATGATGATGAAGATGAGGTTATTAAGAATATTTGCGAAACTCCTGGTGAAGTTATTAAATTATGCGGAGATGATAGATGTAATGCCTTAGATTTTTACAATTATGTTGAATTGGTTGTTGACAATATAGCAGAAGTAAGTGGGGCAAACGCTTTTAAAATTGGCAATAAAATAGCATTTAAAAACGAAGTGGACAAGTATGATTTACGATTATTTTTAAAAGCATTTATGTCGGTGTGTAGTAGTAGGTTACATGAAGATAAAATAAGGTATGCACATGGAATAATAATAACAAGCGAGTATTTACAACAGATAAGAATAAACGGAATTTCAAAAATTGGTTTATTTGATTGTTGGATATTAGATATTAGAAAAGAATGGATGGGAGATTAAATTATGAGAGATATTATTAATAAGATTATAGTTATAATGCTTTTTATGTGTGCTGTTATCACACTACTATGCTGTTTAAACGCATATGAGAACAATTTAATTACTGGGTATCAGTTTATATTTGGCTGTTGTTTTGCAATATCTATGTGTCTTTCAGCGTTACTTATCTTTGCACTATTCAGTGTGGTTGATGATAATAAATCTTTAAAAGAAGAGTATGAGAAGTTGCAAGAAGAGAACACAAAACTTTTTGACCGTGTTTATCCTAAATATAACAATCCGGAAGAACATATATGTTATAAGCCTACAATACACACACCCGTGTCTGTCGAAGATTATAACATTAATTTAGAAGAAAATGATGTATAAAGAAACATATACTGAGGATATTAAATATCATAATGCACGATACTTTGAAGTTCGCAAGAAATTTCAAGAAAATGTATGTGTGGACAGGGGGAGACTTCCATGTTCTGAATGTCCGTTTTATGACACAGAAGTTTGTGCAAGCGAAGACGCAACGACAAGGGATTATCAGAAAGCTATGTTACAATATATTGAATTTAAAGTAAACGGCACGCCCATAAATAGTGATATGTTTAATAAGAAAAGGACAGGCGGTCGTCCGAGAAAATAAATAGAGAGGTGTTATGCGGTGGATGTATTAGCTGTTAAAAATCACATTAAAACTAGATCACCCAATAATTTATATCTGTTTACAGGTGAAGAAATAGCCGTGCAGAATATATATATTAACAAGATAGCGGAATGTAAGGGACTTGAAAAAGTAAGAGTAGATAGCATAACAGATATATATGGCAAACTAAAAAACAAGTCGTTTATTCAAAAATCTTATTGCTATATAATCAGAGATGATAGAGAGTTTATGACAAATGAGAAGTTATGGGGCGAAATAAAAAATGTTATAGGTGATAATATACTTATATTTCTCATTACAACTGTGGATAAACGGTCTAAATTTTATAAACAATATAAAGATACCATAGTAGAATTTAACTTGTTAGAACCGCAAATATTAAAAAAATACATTAGAAAAGAAATCAACCTGAGTGATGTTAATTGTGATAAGCTGATAAATATATGTGAAAGTAGTTATTCAAGAATACTGTTAGAAATAAATAAAATTGATACATATATCAGTGCAAATAATACTGTAACACCTGACAGTGCATTTATAAAATTATTAAACGATGGCACAATTTTTCAGTCACCGTTAGATGCTATATTTGATTATGTCGAAGCGTTACTAAAACATCAAACAAAAAGAGCGTTTGATTTATTAGAACAATGTTATGCCGTAGGTGAAAGTACAATAGTGTTATTATCCGTATTGTATAACAATGTTAAGCAAGTGTTACAAGTGCAGTCATGTGAAAGTAAAGACATAGTAAATTCAACAGGATTGACAGCATGGCAAGTAAAATGTGCAAAAGAAAAAACAGGATATTACAGTACAGGTGATTTAGTGTATATGCTAAGATTGATAAGAGATACTGAGATGAAAATAAAAACAGGCGAGATTGAAGAGCAGATGGCAATGTATTATATCATGGTGAATGTATTATGAAACAAAAAGAATATTCACATTGTCTGAGATGTGGGCGAAAATTAAAATCAAAAGAAGCAAGGGAAAGAGGCATGGGTATTGTATGTTTTAATAAATCAATAACAGAAAACAAAAATAAACCCTTGTTTACTATTTACAAATCCAAATAAATGCTATATAATAAATATATAATAATAAAGGATGTTGAATATGGAGAATGAAAAATTGGCAACGGAATTGTTGCGAGAAGTTAAAGCAAGTGCAAGAAGATGGTTTATATCATTTTTGGTTATATTAGCTTTATGGTTTTCAACAATTGGTATATTTATTTGGTATGTTAGTTTACCTGTTGAAGAATGTACAGTTGAGTTGGATAATGATGACGGTAATGCAAATTATGTAGGAAACAATATGAATGGAGTGATAAACAATGGCGAGTGTGAAAGTAGTCAAGAAGAAGAGGGCTATTAGAAGTCGTAGTTCAGCCAAACGGAGAAAAAGATAATGGCAAATAGCAATACAATAATGATACACAAGCTTCAAACAGCAATTAATAATCAAGGCGGTCGAATACTATATCAAACATCACAGTTTTATAGTTTAAAACAAGATAGACCTATTACAGTGTATCGTATAAATAGAGCTGTCTGGGACGAAGAAAGCGAAGAGTTTAAAAGCATTGAATTATTTAAGTCAACATCCCAGATACAAATAGTTTTGTATTTGAGGGATTTATGGTATGAAATGACAGGTATTGAAATACCTACAGACAATGATAAATGGGAAGAGATAAAATTAAATAATAAATTAAATAAGGATATAGCCAAATAGGTAAGGCACAGCACTTTGACTGCTGGATTTGTAGGTTCAAATCCTACTATCCTTGCCAATAACTTCTTTTATTCGTTCAGTTGGTTTTCGCATTGTACCAACTCTCCTTTAGAAATAGGTTAGTCAAGGCAGATGTGTTTAATTAAACATTACTTTCATAATCTGTGTAGTGAAAATCTACCGCCTGCCGAAGCGATATTCGGCACATATTATTTATAGGTATTGAGTATGAAAAGTGAAGATAATTATTACTATAAAAACAAAACAAGATTTATGGAGGCTAATATATTAAATCTTGCATATGCTCAATTTGAAAGTGATAATATATACGATATACCTACAATACATAAATGTGATTTAAGTTGTGAGGATATTAATAATTCTAAATTAGTTGGATTTAACTTTGCTAAGACATTTAAAGAGCCTAAAGATAATGGTATTCACTTTTTTTTACACGATTATCAATTTGAGCGAGTGTGGAATAGACCTTTACGATACATAGATACTCTGAAGAAATTTAAATATGTATTATCTCCCGATTTCTCACCCTATGCAGATATGCCAAAAGCTGCAAAGATATTTAATGTATATCGTAATAGGTGGTGTGGTAGATTTTGGCAAGAAAACGGAATTAATGTGATTCCAACAATTACAATTGCAGATAAAGACAGCTTAGACTATTGCTTAGCTGGTGTGGAAGAGAATAGTGTAATTGCAATTTCTACCATGGGTGAGGGTAGATGGGGAAATTACAGATTATTATATGAGTATTATGACGAAATATGCAATAGGCTGAAACCCAATTGTATTGTATTATACGGAAAGGACTTATCTACAAACTTAAAAAATATAAACAGTTGCAAAATCATCTATAAGCCTTACTGCAATTCAAATATAAACGAGGTTGACGATGAATAGCGTATATTGTATTGTTGGAAAATTTAAATTTGTAGATTATAGGTTTTAATAATGGCAGTGAAAACTAATCGTGGTGGTAAATATGCACCTGCAGCGGCAGCCGATACAAGCGAAACGGGGCATGCACCTGATGAAATGATTGATTTAATGGTGCGCAGCGAGGTTATCAACGGCAAAAAATTTTACATTTTAAAATATGCGGATACAGGTAAGCCTGTAAAATATGCACCAAAATGGCGTAATGATAAATCGCCTGTAAAATGGGGCAGAAAACATCATTTCAATGTGCTGGACACCTAATATATAATAGTATATATATTAGGTGTTTATTTTTTTTATTTTTTTTTCAAAAAAACTATTGACATTTAAAGAATATGTGTTATAATATTAATGTAATCAGAACAGGGTTACAAAAATCTAAAAACTATGAAAACGAGGTAATTAAAATGGCAAGAACAGAAAACGAAATCATCAACGACATCATTAAATATTTCGGCGAGCATAACGATGTGTTCTATGATTGTGTTGAAGAACTGGACAGTTGGAACGGATATCTTGGCGATGACCGTTATTATTTAATGGATGATATCAACGATTTTTTCATCGGCTGTCAGGCTGACGAAATATTAGATCGTGTTTTTTCGGGTGAAGATGAATGCGGTTCCAAGGGTTTTAACCCTAATAGGTATTATTTCAGATTTAATATATACGGTGGTTTAGTTTCGGCAGATTATCCCAATTATCTGTCCTACAATGACAAATGCACAGTAATATCAATGTTAAAAAATAGGGATTATTTGTACATTGATTTTGACGAAAAATTAACAGCATTATTCGATGAACTGGAGGATATAGCAGCATGAAAAAATATAGTGTTGAATGTGCAGTTAGAAATGCTGCACAGATTGCAGGATATGAACCATATAGTCCCTATGAAACATTTGATTTAGTCCACGATTATATATATGCTGAAACAGAGGAAGATGCTATTGAATTAGCCATTGACTATTTGGTCGAATGCACATATGAAAACGACTACGATTGTAACATTGAAATTAAAAACGATGAAATCACTATATTTGATGATGACGGTGTGGCGGTTGAACAGTATTATAATTTCATCACCACAGAAAAACATGAATGATATGAATGATGATGTCATAGTTATTCCGAAAACATTTATTGAATTTTTAAAAAATGAAAATTCAATATTAAATCAACGAGCAGTGAATTATTTAATCGAATACAACAGAAACAAGCGAAAAATTCAAAATAAAATCAATTATGAAAAAACAGTTGCGCAAATTTCAGAGTTGAACAAAATCTGTATTGAACTAAATATCAATATCTATGATGACATGAAATCAACTTTTTTTGAAAAAATCTAATTTATAGCGAGGTTTGATTAAATATAAGTCATATAAATAAGGCTGCTTTAAACAGCAGCTTTATTTTTTTTTTGTTTAAAAATGTTGTATTTAACATAACAATATGTTACAATTAACATATAAAAAAAACAAACCGCAAGCGGGCGGAGAAGGAGAAAGAAAAATGAGTAATAAAAAAACGATGAATAATCGTAATGCAAAAAAAGCACATAGAGAGTCATATAAAACATTTGATGGACACGCATTAACAACAACTGAATCCAAATTCATTGATGAGTATGTTGCAACCGGAAATGGTAGGCAGAGCGTTATTTCAGCAGGATATAAAACAAATACACCGGCACAGTATGCACAGTCGTTGTTAAACAAAAAATACATCACGGAGGAAATCAATCACAGGTTAGAGGAGATGAAAAGCAAACGGACAGCGGATGCTGTTGAAATTTTAGAATATTTAACATCAGTTATGCGGGGTGAGTTAAAAGACCAATTCGGTTTAGAAGCCCCGCTGAGTGAAAGAACAAAAGCAGCAACCGAATTAGCAAAAAGGCAGATTGATATACCTAACAGACTGGGCGGCAAAAAAGATGCCGAGGTAAAAATCACATTGGATTGGAAAAGAGACTAA